GGAGTTGCCCGTCGAGTTGCCCTCGGAGTTGCCCGTCGAGTTGCCCTCGGAGTTGCCCGTCGAGTTGCCCTCGGAGTTGCCCGTCGAGTTGCCCGTAGAGTTGCCCGGCGAGTTGCCCTCGGAGTTGCCCGTCGAGTTGCCCGTAGAGTTGCCCGTCGAGTTGCCCGTAGAGTTGCCCGTCGAGTTGCCCTCGGAGTTGCCCGTCGAGTTGCCCGTCGAGTTGCCCGTAGAGTTGCCCGTAGAGTTGCCCGTAGAGTTGCCCGTCGAGTTGCCCTCGGAGTTGCCCGTCGAGTTGCCCGTCGAGTTGCCCGGCGACGTCAGCGAGCTTCCCGCTCTTTGCCAAGATCAGCGCATAGGCGATGAGGGGCGCCGCAAGCACGCAGCTCAGCGGGCCGTCGAACCAGAAGATTTTAGGCGCTGGCTTGCCAAGGGCGGCGTACATCTCGGTCAGAACAGCGGCGGTGGTCTCGCGGTCTGCCGGTTCCGTGCTCTTACCCTTGGCAAGCCAGCGCTCGCGCTCGGAATCGATCCGATTCCACTGCTCTGGTGTCAAACTTGTGATCTTGGCGTTTCCCATCGCGTTCACTCCTTACCGCTTGTCCCGAATCGCTCTACTGGTCACTCTCTCAGCTCTTGCGCACCGCGTCGCAGTGGTCACCTTCGGCGCCTATGAACCATCTGCCCTGGCTGCTTCCCTGCGATCAATCTCCGCCCACACGTCCGTTAACCGGAGGCGCAAAGCCTCAGCGCCAAGACGTCGGGCCTCAAACAGCGTGACGGCGCGGACGCGCTTGGCGAACTCGCGTTTGCGCTTGCCCTTCGGGAACGCCCACCAGTAGCACGTCCCGGTTTCATCCATCGTGCACTCGTCAACGCAAGTTTACTTGCGCCCGCTACAGATCCGTAACCCGCCGAAACCATTGCGCGGCCCAACTGAACACATGCCCCAACTAGACCACCGAACCGCGAGCAGGAACGATTCCGCGCGAAAGGAGGGCGCTCATGCCCAAAACAAGCGCTTGGCACTCGGTCAAGCAACCCCATCATCACGACAACACGAAATGTACTGAAGGCAATAACGTGGAGAAGGAGAACCGCCGCGAAGGCACAGGCGGTAAGCCGCTCTGCGTGCATTGCGCCCAGCTCGACCGTGATGGCAAGTGAGCTCATGATGCTGCTCGCTTCTGCTCTTCGGAGTGGTAGCGCGCCGCAATAGGAAAGAGCTCCGGATCTGGTGGGGCATCACTGCTCCACCGTCCGTCTACAAGCCGATGTGCGACACGCGGTACCCACCGCAGCATGACGCCCTTCGCTATGGCGGCCTTCTCGAAGCAGAGTTCGCAGTACGCGCCATCAGCTCCGTGGCCAGTAATCTCGGTCCACAACTCAGGCGGCGCCCACCAAACGGCTCTCGGTTGACGTCCGCAGCACTCGCAGAACTCGACAAGTCGATCGCCAAACCCAAGCCGGCAGACGAAGAGCTTGAATAGTAACAGTGGACTGATGCGCCTCATCGCGACTCCCCGTACTTTCGGGACCACTGTGCGTCCCATTGCTCGTCTGCCTCGGACAACGGCGGCAGCGTCACATCATGCAGCCAGTCACCGAGACGACGGAGCCCCAGTACCCACAGAACCCCGCAAACCGGATGCCCAACGACGTCGTGCAGGATGACCCAAAGCGGGCGCGTAAACTTGGAGCCCATCACTCGCACCCCTCCGGGGTTCCTTGGAGGGTGTCGTGGGCGGAGGCCGCCTCGCGCGCAATCTCCACCGCTGCTTTGATTTGATCAGCAGTCGGCACCTCGCCCTCGCCATCAGTGAGGTGACTCACCTTGACGCCGAAGACGTTTGCGAGGCTCTGCAGCGTCTTGTGAGTCGGGTTCCCTTTCCCGTGCTCGATGTTCCAAATGCCGGCGCCCGCAAGCTTCGCGATCTTTCCCAACGCGCGTGGGCTGAGACCCGCTAGCTCCCGTAGCTGCTTGATACGCTCTCCGGGCCCAATCGTTCCTGTCATGTTCACCATAGTGACACCGCTCACCAGAATGGTCAAGCCTAACCGCGTTCACTATGGTTGACCCGTGCGTTACCATCACTTTGATGAACACGTGGGATACGCTCGCCAAGCGGGTCGCGTGGGTGCAGGAGACCCGAAAACTCAGCCGTCGCGCTTGGTGTGCCAAAGCCAACATTGGCGCTTCGACACTCTCGCAAGCACTGCTCAGGGAAAGTAAATCAGGCAAAGGTAATCTCGATTCCGACATAGCCTTTGCCCTAGGGAAAGCCGCGGGAGTAGATCCTGTGTGGCTCAATACCGGCGAGGGGAGTCCGGACCCTGAGACACGTGCGGCTGAGCTGCACATGCTTGACGCGAAGCGTTATTCGAACGCTGCCGCCTACATGCTCGCGGATCTCGACGGAGTCGCGATCAAGGATGCGCTATTTCTGGTCCACGATGTGGAGACGACGGTTCCCTCGGTGGAACCCTACTACCGAGCCGCTCGTCGCAAGTTGCTCACTCCGGACGCCGAGAAGCGCCTCCACAGCGAGGCGCAGTCCCATTTTCCCGGAGGGAGTAGGCTCACAGGCAAGAAGCGCAACTAGCCGCTTTGGCTTACCTGTCCACACCCGGACCTTTATGAATCCATCGCTTGTCTCTAGTTCACAGAGCACTCGACACCTCCAGATTTCCCCAAAACCTCGACGGCAGAACTGTGACAGTTGCGAATAACTTGGGACAGTCATTAACTTGCTGTGGACGCGGTGAGGCACCGCTCAGCCGACACGGGCGGGCGTCGTGTGAAATTCCGCAACTCGAGCGGGTCACGACACCGGTGTTCAGGCTGGCCCCCTTGCTCATGCTGTCAAGCTTAGCGGCGTGCAGTACCCGTGGCGAGCCCATCGGGCCCGAGCCTAGGTCAACGAACGACATGGCCAAGCCGGCCGCGCAGGACGGCGCGGTGATCCTCGTGCAAGAGGTCACTGCTCCCTGTCTCTCGGTCGGAGAAACTGCGCCGGTCGCGTCACAGCCGCCGACAATTGGTTATGCGGCGACGGCACCGATTAGCGGACTTTCTGCTGCGAATTTCGTCTCAGCAGTTGCGATCCAAGCGCTCCCCAAAGCACCCCCGTGCGAGGACGATCTGTGTCGTATCATCCTGCCACCTTGGGATTCGGTTGGAACGACTTCTCCCGTTCGCTTCTCCAGTGATTGGACGAAGGTCTGGGCCGTGTGCAGCGGCCCTGACACCGGGGCGAACCAAGTAACCTTTCGGTACGCGTTCACGCAGTGAGGGCCAATGCGCTGGAGCATCAAGAACGGCGAGGCTGTCAGTGGGCCTTTTGACGAGCATGAACTTCCGACACTGATTCGCGCTCGATTGCTTACGAGCAAATCGCTCGTTGCGCCCGAGGGAGCGGCGGAATGGTTGGAGGTAAACGCCTCGCCGCTGGCGCACTGGTTCCGTCAGAGCCAGAAGGTCGAGCTCGACCCCGATTGGAAGCTGAAATTCCTACGGGCGCTAGCACTCTCCACCGTTCCGGTGCTGATTATCGGCGCGGTGGTGGCAGGAATGATCTCTGGTTCCAAGAGCACTCCGCCGCCTCCTTCCGGCGAAGATCATGGTCACCTAGCGTTCCCCGACCCCCCAAAGCCGGTCGTCGACGACGCGACCCGCCTGGGGCGCGCGAATCATATTGAGGACGCGTTACCGATTCTTCGGCAGCACTTCGAGAACCACAACGGACCCGAGCCGAGCGAAGCAGCGGTGTTGACCGGGCTGTGGCTACACCGCAAGCTCCTGACCGCCTATTACGACTTCGACGCCATGCCCGACAGCGCGATCGTCGAAGTCATGAAGGACATCGACAGCTACCGAGGAAAGAAACTCTGCTCTCGCGGTACCATTGGGCAGATCTACGCGAGCCACGCCTATGACGCGACGCTGTGGCTTGGCGTTCTGGTAACCCCAAACATCAACCTCGTGCGCTTCGTTGCGGCGGGGTCGACCGATGGCATCGTTGCCGATTCGACGGCGCGGTTTTGCGGGATCGTCGTCGGGCTTCACGGTTACGAGAATCTGAGCGGCGGCTCCTCGATAGCTGTCGAGACTGTTGGCGTTTTTGACCCGGCCAACTAACTCTTACTCATAAACGTCGCGAAAGCCGCGCAGCAGTCGAGCCAGGGTGCCAGGGCTTCGCGCAGGTGCTCGGGTAGCGCGTCAACCTCACGGGCTCTGGCTTTGAGCCACGCGTCCCAATGCGCCTTGTTGCCCCTAAGCTGCCAGTAGCGCTCCGGATCCAGTTGCCGACGAATGGTTCGGTGGAATGCCCCCGTGCCCCGACCCTCGGCGCTCTGCAGTTCCAGCGGCCGCGTCTTGAGCCTTGGCGCCTTGCCGCTCACCGAACTGATAGGGACTGCGAAGCGCGCCATAGGGCTGAGGATGCGGCGCAAGATGGTACCTGGCAAGAACTCACAGAAGAATGGATCGTTGCCGGTTAACTGCGAATCACTTGCGCAGTACAAGTAAACGTTTGCGTAGTCAAATTACGTCGACTGTTGCCATAACAGCAATAATAGCTTCAGAATTACGGATATATCCCCAGATTGTTGCAAATTATCCCACTAGACAGGCTTTCCCTCACTGGGCACGATCGCGCGACTGTCTGTCAGGTCTTCGCGAGCGGCAGCATCATTCCGGGTAGCGCTGGCGGAGGCGAGGGTGGTGACCTGACGGTCCCTGGGCCATCGCTTACCCGCTCGGCAGGGAAGGCCAAGCCTCCCCTGACCTCGCCGGGTGTGGATCATTCTCAGGGCCTCCCTTCGGTCGCTTCGGGGCTCGAACGCGGGACACTCCGACCTGCCAAGCCTCGCTGAAGACCTGAGGCCGTGAGAGGGGGATTTGGTGAGAACTGCGCCCCGTGTGTGCGCCCATCTGGTTAACACCTAGGCCCCGCTTGTTGCCCTTGGTGCCTAAGGAAGCCTGGCTCCAAAACTGAGTCGAGTTGGCCACTCGGCCTACTGTCGAGCGCTCATTTTGGTGGTCACCGCTGGACATTCTGATGAACATCGCTCACTATGGTGAGCATGTTGCAGGCCACCTCAACAGCCACGCACCCAGCCCACCAGGTTGCCCTCGGGGCCGCATGCTCGCTCACCACACCCCTGTGCCTGCGCTGTGAGAAGCGCCCTAGCGTCGGCGGCGTCATGTGTACGCGATGCAAGAGCACCCTGGAAGCCCGCAAGGAGCGCGAGAGCAAACCGGTCCACCCCGCCCACCAAGCAAACCGCGAGAAGCTCGCAGCACGCATCGTCGACGCGCTGTTCACCCGCATGTTCGAGGGGCGCACTCCAACCGGCGACGAAGTCCGCAACGTCGCCTCGACGACGATGTTGCACCGTGGCTCCTGGGTCCAGCTCGCGGGGCTGACGGGAAACGGGAGCATGAGCCGCGAGACCCGCGCACTCGTCCTGGGTGAGCTGATCAATCGCGCTGAGGATTTGGACGCGGCGGCGGAAGCGAGGGCCGCTTGACCCACCCCTTCCCAATCGTCAACGCCCTGTTCGCCCCGGGCACTGACGGGAAGCTCAAGATCGTCAACGCGGTCGTGACGCTGACGACCGAGACGCACTTCTGTTTCCGCGCGCAGGGCCGCGACTGGCTCTGCGACGAGACCGCGCGCAAGAGCGCAACACCTCAACAGTACGACCAAGCCGTTGCCGCGCTCAAGAGCGCGCTGGGAGGAAAGTGAACATGAAGCTGTGTCTACGAAAAAGCGACTTTAGCGACGACTGGTACGTCATCGAACGCGCCGAACACGATGGTCGCGAATGGCTCCAAAAAACCGGGCCCAACATTATGGCCTTCATGAGGAGCGCTCGGATCTCCGACGCTGACGTTGAGGGAACGCTGAGTGAGATGAAAGAGATTGGACAAGCGATCGAAAACAGGAGCGAAGCTTCGTTCAAGCGATGCTCTGTGCGGATCGACGGAGAGCGCGCGTTCTTCGATTCACCTCGCAACAGCACGCGCGAAGGCGAATGCTCACTAGCTGAGGCCGATGAACTTGCGGCACTGATTCGCGCTGAGGTCACTCGCATCGAGAACCTCAAAGGACAGGAGGCATCAGCGTGACCGCCATCGTCTGCCCGAACTGCGGGCGCCTGCCCACCTATGAGCGCATGGGCGTGTGGCCCGGTAACACCCACTGCCGCAACTGCTACGACGGCGCCGAGGATTCGGGCGAGGTCTCGAGACTCATCGGTTACGGCGACACGGCCGAGCTGGCCACCGCGGAGTGGAACGACGCCGTCACCAGCTACGTCGCCGACCTGCACGAGATGCAGCTCCTACGCGTGATCGCCGAGTGCGACCGCGACATCGACGCTGGCCACGCCGAGCCCGAGCGACTGCGCGCGCTGGCGCGACTGTTCCGCGACGAGCTGACGGCGCGCCACAAGGACGCGATCGAAACGGTCGTCGACAACGAGCTGGGTTCGCGCGTTTACGCGGGTCGCATCGGCACCGATGAGGCGGCCGAACTGATCGGCAACTCGCCCGCCTTGTCCGAACTCTACCGCCTACACGATGGGCCAGGCGTTAACCCGGTTACGACAGCGGTCATTCACGGCGTCTCTCGACGCGTTTGCGGAGCGGCGTGATGAAACTCGCCCCCATCACCGTCACCCCAGTGCCCGGCCTCCTACGCGCCCAGGCCGCGCTGATCATCGCGCAAGAGCGCTACTGGGCGAAGGGTGACGAAGAGAACAAGCGACGCGTCGAGAAGGCCGAGAAGCGGCTCGCAAGCGTCATGGCAAAGCGCGTGAGCGCGGGAAAGTGGATCGGATGAACATCTGGAACCGAATCAAGAGCGCCGTCGTCGCATACTGGGACGACATCACAGGGCCGCTGTACCGCGTCGCGCAGAACGCCGACGGCACGTGGCGCATTACCGACCGCGAGGGGCGCACGATTGAGTCGCCGCTGCCCACGGAAGCTCGGGCGAAAGAGCGCGCTGACGAGCTCGAGCGAATGGACCGCTGGACATGAGCGCCATTCTCTCGAGCTGCGAACCGCCAGAGGTCCACGTCGGCGTGTCGAGTTCGCTGATCAACGGTTTGATTGTCGACCTACGTGAGGCAGCGCGCCAATTCGATCTCGTGGGTGAACTCCCGCTGCGCCAGATGTGCGCCGACGCTGCAGTGACGCTTGATGCTTTCCGTAGCACCGACGACCGCGCTGTTCCGAGCTCTGTTCCGCCGATGCCAAGCGTTCCTCCGGGTGTTGGTGTTTGATGATTTCCAGGGGGCCGAAAGAGACCACCATGATCGCCATAGCCATCACATTCCCAGACGGCACCAAGATTGCCGTAGCCATCAAGCCGCCCGTGAAGGCGGTATCCCAACGCCCGCCGATCGACACGACGTCTGAACCCGTCGTCGAGCGGAGAGAGTCGAAGGTCGCGTGAACATCAAGACCGTTCGCGAGCACATGAAGGAATGGGCGCGGTTCGCGCCTGACGACGCACCCAACTTCGCCGCGCGCTTCCACGACTTCCTGGATAGCAACCGATCCGCGCTGAACGAGATGGACTTGATCGCGCGAGCTCGCGCCGAGGTTGGCAGTCCAACGGCGGCCGTTCACATCCTCGACAACGGCGTCTATCCGATTCTGTACCAAGCAAGCGTTGGCGACCACCTCCCGATCCCAATCGTGATCGTTGGGCGGAAGTGGAACACACCATGACCCCGCGCAGCGAAGCCCTAGCGATGCTCGGCTCCATCATCCCCGAGATCATCGACGCCGACGCCTTCTGCCAAATCGCCGAGGACGCGGTCGAGCAAGACCTCGCGTGCAGCATGACCGACGGGCTCGTGTTCGCGCGAGGGAAGATCGAACAGCTCGTGGCCCGTGCGCTCGACCGCGCCTGGAACGAGGCGATCGAACGGCACGTGACCCCGCGGTCCGTCGAGCAGATCCGGGAAGAGGCCGAGGTCCTACGCCACATCACGGTCGCGCAGGCGGACGACACGCGGCGCGTGTTGAGCGCGGTTGGTGAACATTTGCGGGAGGTGGGCGCGTGAAGAAATTGCAGGGTAAGATCGAGGTTAGCTTCGTCGCCGACAACTACGAGGTGCAGGCCTACGTTGAGCCGGTTGACGGCGGCGTTTATCTCGCTGTCGAGTTCTCAACCGAGCGCCCGGTACGCTTTGGTTTGCATGAGCACAGCGTCAAATACTGTGTGCGTCGCACATCGGTGAATCGCTGTCTTGATGTCTGTCGACGCGACACCGGCACGCGGTACCCGCATGAGGATCTTCACACGAAACTTTGGGATGCGATCTCGGCACAATGACACCCGCCCAAATCATCCAACTCTGCGCCGCGCACTTCGGCGTTTCCGTCGAGGATATGACCGGTCCTTCGCGCATGAAGCCGCTGCCGCTTGCAAGGGCGCTTGCTGCCCATGTGCTACTCACCCACGAGAAGCTGAGTCCCTCAGAGACCGCGCGACTGATCGGAAAACATTTCAGCACCACAACGAGTGGCGCGCACAGATTCTGGCTCAAGACCCAGCAGAAGAGCGGAAGTCGGGAGAGGGCGGCGCTAGCGGCCATCGTGTCCAAGCTGGACCGCGAGCCCCAGAGCGGCGTCGGGTTCACGGTCGCGGTTTGCGCGCTGCATCCCGAGGAGCCGGCGAGTCACACGACGGACGGTCACTCGGTGCGCCTATGCCATGCGTGCCACTGGGCGATGGGTTCTTACGAGCGTGAACCCAACTGGGGGAGCGTCTACGGCATCGCCAGCGAGCTCCTGCGCTTGGAGCAGTGCACCCGCGAGCAGGAAAGGAAGTCGGCGTGATCACGGAATTGTTCGAACAGCTGGAAACGTGCGAGTCGGCCGACGACGTCGAGGGCGTGCTTTGGATCGCTCGCGCCAATGGGTTGGAGCTTGACGTCGTGGGTGAGCTTGGTGCTCCGGAGCGCGCTCGGGTCAACCAGCGCGTCGCGGCTGTTGTCCTGGCTGAGGTCTTGGAGGGGGTGTTGTGAACCAGGTCGAGGAGTTGTCGGAGCAGCTGAATGCCGAGCTGTCTAAGCCAGCGCCACGCAAACCCGTCGAGCCGCTGCCCATTGGGCTGCACGCCAATGTTCCGACGGCACGCTACTACGCGCGTCGTCTCGGGCAGGTGAGTAAGAGCGGACTCGATCGCTTCCACCGTTCACCCGCCCACTACAAGGCATGGATCGAGGGCAAGCTCGATTCCGAGACGGTGGCTCTTTCGTTTGGGCGTGCGTTCCACTGCGCCATCCTCGAGCCAGAGCGCTTTGCCGACGAGTACGCGGCCGAGCCCGACTTCGGCGATTGTCGCTTCAAGGCCGCCAAGGACAAGCGCAACGCGTGGCGCGATGAGCATGCGGGTCACAATATCGTCGATTCCGAATCGATGGTCGCGATCGAAGGGATGCGCGCTGCGGTTCTTGCGCACCCGCTTGCCGGAAAGATGATCCGCGATGGTCAGTCGGAGCTCACGGCCGTGTGGGACGATCCAGACACGGGTCTTCGGTGCCAATGTCGCGCCGACTATTACGTCCGCAAGCTCGCGATGATCCTGGACGTCAAGACGACGGACGACGCGGGCGAGGATGGTTTTCGGCGCTCGATCTACAAGTACAGATATCATGTACAAGACGCGCTCTACCGCTTCGGTTTCAGTGCCGTAGGTGAGCACGTGCAGCACTTCGTGCTCGTTGCCGTCGAGAAAGAGCCACCCTACGCGCTCGCGACCTACGCGCTCGACGCCGATGGGATCGGTCGCGGTTACTCGGCGGCTCGCCGTGACATCGATGCGTTGTCCGAGTGCATCAAGACGAACAAATGGCCCGGGTACCCGGAGCGCATTCAAACGATCGAACTGCCCCCGTGGGCCGAGTGAAAGGATTCCAACATGCAACAAGACCAAGCAGCAGTAACCCCGACCGCGCCAACGAACGGCGCGTCAAAACCCGCTACCAACGCCATGGTTGTGGAGCACAGTGATCGCGCTCAACGCGCCATCAACGTGTTCAGTAGCGAGCCCGCGTTCCTGGCGGCGTACCGCATGGCGAAAGCGCTTGCGGCAAGCTCGCTGCTGCCCGAGACGTTCCGCGGCAACATCCCGAACTGCATGATCGCCATGGAGCTGGCGAGTCGCATCGGCTGCAGTGTCTTCCAAATCGCCCAAAACATGGACGTGATCCATGGGCGACCGAGTCTTCGCGCGCAGTTTCTGATCGCGACGACGAACGCATCGGGGCGATTCACTCCGATTCGCTACAAGTGGCAAAGCAAGCCCGGCTCGGACGATTGGGGGTGCCGCGCGTATGCCTCCGACATCAAGACCGGTGAGGTCTGCGAGGGCCCGCTCATTACCATCGCGCTCGCGAAGTCCGAGGACTGGTACAACAAGAAAGGATCGAAGTGGCGGACGATCCCAGAGCTCATGCTCATGTATCGCGCGGGAGCTTGGTGGACTCGCGTCTATTGCCCCGAGTTCGGTATGGGCATGACGACCACCGAGGAGGCGATCGACACGGTTGGCGTTGAGTTGCCGGACACACCCACGCAACTTGCTCCCGGCAGCACGGCGGCGCTGGAGGATGCGTTGCGCGCCGTTGAGGACGCGGAGACCGCGAGACAAGCGGCGAACCCGGCAGCGCAAGAGCAGTCCCGCATGCGTGAACCTGGCGAAGACTGAACTGTCCCGCCAGCCCGAGCGGTAATCTGCCGCACTCATCCGCACCCGGAACACCTCGCAGCCCCGATCGAGCCAGTGCGTGCGAACAGCGCAAACCTTGGACCTGGACCGGCACGGGTGAATCGGGGCAGCCGGTTAGTTTGGAGGAAACATGATAACCATCAACGGCTACAGGCTCGAGCCCACGATCTTCCCGGACAAGACCTCGCAAGTCTGGAAACCGCCGGAAGACCTACTCAAGCAGGACGTGCGAGTCTGCTGGACGTTCGAGCACGAAGGCGAGTTCATGCACCTGGCGCAACTCGCTTTGCTGATTCGCGCGAGCGGCCACAACGCAGAGCTTCACTTGCCATACCTTCCGTATGCCCGCCAAGACAAGAACATTTCCAATGACGCGACGTTCGCTCTGCGCGCGTTCGCCCGTCACATCAACACCCTGTGTTTCTCGCTCATCCATCTCTACGACCCCCACAGTCTCGTCGCGACGGAATTGATTCGAAACTCTCACGCCCACTGGTTCACACGTGAAGTGAACGCGCTGTTCGCGAGCGAGGGCTATGATCTCGTGTGCTACCCCGACGCCGGGGCATTCGAGAAGTACTCGACACTGAATCCGGGAAAACCCAGCGCGCGAGCTGAGAAAGTCCGCGAGCCGCTCACCGGTTAGGTCTTGGGCATCAAGCTCCACGGCGACGTCACAGGTAAGCGTGTGCTGATCGTCGACGACCTCTGCGACGGAGGCCGCACGTTCATCGAACTTGCCGGCGTCCTGCGCTCCCGCGCGGCTGCTGACATCGGCCTGTTCGTCTCCCATGGGCTTTTCACCAAAGACCTCGATCCGATGTTCGACTCCGGCATCACACTGATCGCCACCCCAACCAACACGTACCGAAAGAACTCCGCACAATGATCACTCCAAACCCCATGTTACTCTGCGACTTCTACAAGCTGGCTCACCGAGCCATGTATCCCGCCGGCACCGAGATCGTCTATTCGACCTGGACGCCGCGTGCCACGCGCATCCCGTGGGCCACCGAGTACGTTTGGTTTGGCCTGTCCCCGGTGATTCGTCGCACCATTTTCGAGCGCTTCAACCGCACGTTCTTTGAGGCGCCGCGCGCTGAAGTGGTGGCCGACTATACCCGGATCGTAAAGGCCTGCCTTGGTGATCAAGCGCCCGAGACCGCGCACATCGAAGCCCTGCACGAGATTGGTTACTTGCCGCTGCGCATTCGCGCGCTGCCCGAGGGAACGATCGTTCCGCTTCGCACGCCCGTCGCGACATTCGAGAACACGGACAAGCGGTTCCCGTGGCTCACCAACTACCTGGAAACGATCATCAGCTTGGAGCTGTGGAAACCTTCGACATCTGCAACGATCGCGCGTGAGTACCGCAAACTGTTCGAACGCTACGCCGCGGAGACGGGCGCCGATGCCAGCTTCTGCCAGTTCCAAGGCCACGACTTTTCGATGCGCGGCATGGACTCGCTTGATGGCGCGATTGCGAGCGGGCTGGGTCACCTGACCTCGTTCGTCGGCACCGACACGATCCCCGCCATTCAAGGCGCCGAGTACTACTACGGCGCAAACGTCGAGAAGGAGCTTGTGGGCTGTAGCGTGCCGGCGTCGGAGCACTCGGTCGAGTGCGCGTTCGGTGATGACGAGGCGTATATCAAGCATCTGATCACCAGCGTTCACCCGACGGGCATCGTCTCGTGTGTGAGCGACGGTTACGATTTCTTCCGTGTCCTGACCGAGACGCTGCCGAAGCTGAAGCGCACGATCATGGCGCGCGACGGTAAGCTGGTGATCCGTCCGGACTCCGGCGACCCCGTGAAGATCGTGTGCGGCGATCCGGAGTCGAGCGACGAGGCGGTTCGCAAGGGAGCCGTGCAGCTGCTCTGGGAGACGTTCGGTGGCACCGAGACAATCAAAGGGTTCCGTTGCCTCGACTCACACATCGGCCTCATCTACGGCGACGCCATCACGTACGAGCGCGCTGACGAGATCTTGAAACGGCTGGCATCCAAAGGGTTCGCCTCAAGCAACATCGTCTTCGGTATCGGCTCGTTTACCTACGCCTACAACACACGCGACACCTTCGGGCACGCGCTCAAGAGCACACTCGTGGTCATCAACGGGGAGGAGAAACAGATCTTCAAGGCACCCAAGACCGACGACGGCACGAAGTACTCGCAGCGTGGTCGCGTTGCAGTGCGCCGCGGAAGTGACGGCGCATTGTTCTGGACCGATGGACACCGGCTCGACGAGCACGTTGCCGGGAATCTGCTGGAAGACGTCTTCCGAGATGGCACGGTGCTGCGCTTCGAAAAGTGGAGCGACGTCAAGGCTCGCGTAGCCCTCTAACCACCATCACCGATCGGGCCAAAGACATGACCACCGAAATCGAACTCACGCTCGAGGAAATGCTCGTGTGTGCCTACCAGAAAAACCTCGAAGGCGTGCTCCGGCACAAGGCGCGCGTGCTGGAGATGGTGCAACCGCGGGACGCTGAACCACCTGTCGATGATCCGGTCCCCACCCCCGGAACCGGAGCCTGGGCATGGCAGCAGATGCAGCGCGGGCCGGAGATTTGGGTTAGGCAGGCATGGTGGATCAATGGAGAGAGAATCTGTCGTCGATCTGACGGAGTCGTCACTGACCAAGAAGGACGGGGTCACGGATTTGAGCTGGGCAGAACTTGGCTCATCGCCACCGACTGGGAACTCTGCGACCCGCCGAAGCGGGCAGAGGCGACGGGGCCGACGCGGGAGCAGATTGAGCGATGGTACAAGGATGCCAAGGACAATAGGGTTAGCTTTGCGGATACCTTTCGCCTCTGCTGGACCGCCGCGCGCGAGGGGATGGTTCCGGCTGGTGTGATTCCGCCATTCACGACCGAGCTGGAGCTAACACAGCGGGCTCAAGCAGCAGAGCTCCAAGCTGGCACGCAGCGTATCCGCGCCGAAAAGTCCGAAGCGCGCGCGCGGGAGCTGGAGCAGCAGCTGTTGGCGACGCAACATGACCGCTACCGCTTCCTAACCGAACGAGACCAACTCCGCGCCGACCTTGAAAGGGCGAATCGCCACCTGGACGAATCCCGGGCCGATCGGGATATCCAGCTCGGTCGACTTGGCGAGGCCGAGACAGAGATTGCTCAATTCCGCACCGACCTTGCTGCGGCGAAGGAGCAGATTCCCGAGCCAGTTGGACCAGTCGATCAATGGATCTCCGAGATACTCGACGCTGTCAAACCCAAGGATGCCTATCGCGTTTTGGTTTCGTGGATACAGCGTTCGAAAACCTTCACCGCCCACATCGAGCAGCACACCAAAACGATCGCCCAACTCCAATCCGACCTAGCCGCCCTGCGCGGGGAGGAGTGGACGGAGGAGTGGTGCAAACAGACATTCGAAAGCGTTGCTGGTGGCGATTTAGACGTGTTGGCATGGGGCAGCTACGATGAGGCTGACCAAGCCCAACTAGTTCGCTTCGCCAACGCCTGCCGGGTGCGGCCGAGTGAGTTGGTGGAGTGGGAAAAGTTCGCCACGGGGCAGGTCGGAACAGCTGCTAACCCGAGACAGGAGCTGGCGGAGATGCTCGACGAATACCGCACGCTTGTTGCCGAGCAACTGAAGAGCATTCCGGCGGATGACGCCACACCTCGGAGCGACTTGCCGACGGCGGAGATTGACCGCATACAGCTGAGCGATTGGGACGTCCAGGCCAACGAGGCTGCCAAGGAACATCCTATTGGGACGCACCGTTGGTACATCGCTTACGCCAAGCGTATTGCAGAGCTCGCCCGCCGCGGATGGATTCGGTTCCCCGCTGAAGACGCAACCGTTCAGCAGTGGTGGGACGCTGACCTGCAAGACCTTGATCGCGACTGGAAGTCCCTCGACTCGGATGAGCGCTCCTGGGCACACAGGATGTTCGTGACGGCTTGGAGTGGGGCACGAGCTGGGTCGGGCAGCGATGGGGCGTTGACACTCGCGGAAAACAACGAGCTAGCGCGCCTGTTCACTGCAGTCAGAGACTGTGACAGCGCGGACAACGGGGACACGTGGGACGCTCTCTGTGCCTACGTCGCATCCCTCCGCGCCGACGCCGTCAGCGCGGTAGCGAAGGAGCGGGACGAGGCGAGGGCGGAGCTGGAGCAGGTACGGCGCGCATACACAGACAACCTTAGTCTGATAGGCGAGATCATGCGCATCCTTGACAATCTTCCAAACGAGCAAGCAGTAGATTGCGCTAAGCGCGTCACCGCAGAACTCACCGCCCTCCGCTCGCGTTACTCGGTGCCGCTGACGAGTGAACAGCGAGAGGAACTGGCGCGGGCAATAGATGAAGCCTTCTGTCCTGAACAGCAAGGATTCCCAACCTGGGACACCTGTTTAGCCGCTGACGATGACGATGAACTGTCGGATGTCGGAGCAAGTCGTCGTGCAGATGCATTCGCAGCCATCGACGCCATCGCGCCGCGGATTGCTCGGGTGGTGGTGCGGGAGCTGACGGACGAGGAGGTGTTAGACATGGTCAACAAACACTTGCGATTTGTCAGCGTTGAGCTGCTCGACAACGGTCAGACAACGTGCACCTGGGACGGCTCGATGGCCTTCGCCCGAGCCATCGTCGCCAAAGCCACGGAGCTGGAGTGGAAGTCGTGAGCGAACAACACCTGTGGGATGTAGAGCACCCGTACTACTGCAACGAGGGCAACTACTTCGCAAATGACTGTTGTCAACGGTTCACGCGATGGTGCGACTTCGTCGAGTCCGAGGGCGACTCGGACATGGACATGAACCTCGTGTTTCGCTGGGATTGGGAATGGTCAGAGCATCGCAATCCTGACCCGTACATGCGAGACGGCACGCTGAAGGTATTCTTCATGGGCCAACGTAAAGGCCTCTTCCGTTCGTGTGTGGTCGACGTGTGCGAGGCTGACGAACCAGAGGTCCGAAAGTATCTGCAGCCTCGACTGGAGCACTTGATGAAACTGTGGGCTCCGTTAACTTCGGCCACCGTTCCGGTCATCGCCACAGGAGCGGACAAGTGAACAACTATTGGGTGAGCTTCAGCATCAATGACGCAAGCTGTTCTGCGTTTGAGTACCACGGTCCCTGGTGGGAGTCCGGGTACGGTGACGGATACAGAAACCTGTGTGCCGCCGTGCAAGCCGAGGATGAGAGCGAGGCCGAGTCGATCATTCACCGCTGCTTCGACGAAGGACATACATTTCGAGAGTGGCGCTTCTGCTCTACGCGACCGAGCGACTGGAACCCACTGGAGATGCCAGGTGGACGATTTGTTGCTCGCGATTGGATGAAGTGGCCACCATCCTCCAAAGCGACTGGGGGCGAGCGTGGCTGAGCGCTGTATCAGGGTCGATCGCACGTTAACCCGTGGCAAACGTATGCTCTGGCTCGGATTCGAACCGGCGTATCCAAACGACAAGCTGTGCAAGCTGATGGTTGCAATCGTCGAGCGCGACGACAAGACCGAGCGGAATACTTTCTTCTGCGCCGTTCGCTCCAGCGTTGGCCGCTGTCTCGTGACGATGAGCAAGGACACGATTTGGTCGCTGCTGACCCAACGTGAGCGCGCGTGGATTCGAAAGGAGCTTCCGCTATGACCGCCCCGACCCTACCCGAAGTGCTGAGCGCGCTGGACCGCGACGAAGACCCAGTCGACTTCGCGATCACTGCACGCGACTTCATCCTCGCCAACCGCGCCACCCTGGAGCGATGGGCCTTGGAGCAGGCGGCGCGAAAGGCCCTAGACATGCCCGAGGGTGTCCCGGTTCTGGTGTGGCCTAACCTTGCTTGTGTTCCTGAGTTCAGAATGCATGCGCGTACGCAACTGATCATCGTCGGCGCGAACTGGCGCCCGGAGGTGAAGCTGTGATCGGTTTAGGCGACATGGTCGCTCGGGCTCAGCTGCCGCCGCAGCCTCCCCGTTGGAAACAAACGACGCTGCGAGAGCTTGCCAAGGTAATGACTCCCACTGTGCTCGACGCGCTAGCCCCAGTGCATCGTTGGGGACGCTACGGCGATCAATGCAGCGACGCTGACCCGTGCCGAGGTCTGCACTGGACTCACTGCGGAAAAGACTGGCGTTGCCTGCGCTGCGTCTTGCTCAACGTGATGAGCGCACCCGACTGGGACGACACCGACGCAGACATCAAGCTCGAAGTGGAGGGCGTGTGATTACCCCCGACGAATGCAAACCCGGGACGGTGGTGATGTTCGCATGCGGCAGCGTTGGTGTGGTGCGCGGTAATCCATATCCGGTTGACGTGGCAGATAGAGCGGTTGCAGTCGGTGAGGTAGAAGACGCGAACGGTGTCAAGTTCACGCATCTGTTCTATCCACTACTATCCGATCTTCAGCTCGCGCCCCGATTCCTTGTGGGCGGCGAGTGGCAAGCGGTAAGCGGAGACCCAGACCGCGAGATGGGACATGTTTCGTGGGACAGCAGCTGGCTTGCTTGTTACTTCCAGTACGGCGATCCAGTGCTCCAAGTGTGCCCCACCTACGCCGCAGCCCGCGAAGCCGTCGAGCGCGCGGTCGGGAGGGGGAAGTCGTGACCCCATTCTTCGGCAGCACTTGGGGAGAGGACGGTCCGACCCATGTGGAGCTTTTAGACGCACAGACGGAAGCCAAAGACTTGCGCGCACAACTCGCCACCCTCCACGCCCGCTACGCCGGATTGGTCGAGGCGGCGAAGCGCATGGTAGCGAACTGCAGGAGCTGCCGAATCGGAGAACTATGCGCGCCAATCGACGGGTGCGCTGAAGACTTGGAAACTGAACTCTCCAAACTGTCAGAGGTGAATGATGGCAAGTGAACAAGAACAATGGTGCGAGTGCACCAACTGCGGGCAGAAGCGCTACGTCGCACCGGACACGTTCGTCTGTCGGTCGTGCTTCTGTGAGCAGGGGGAACCGAGCGCCCCGCCGGCCATTGACCTGTTTGAAGCGCTCAAAGAGTCGCTGAAAGCGAAGCCCAATGGCTGAAGCCATGCCTGACCCCAAACCCATCCCGACCAGGGAGCACCGGCGCGCGGCGGCTGAGGCATTGTGTTTTTACGTGCCGCCCCATTACCGAGAGCGCTTTGAGCGTTGGCTCGACGATGGCGACGTTGCGAACCTTGGCTGGTCCAGCGCGAAGCGAGCAACCGACCTTACTCGCGTCGCCCAGGCCATCGCGGCTGAGGGGGCGAGAGCGGCAGCGGCCGAACGCGCACTGTTGCTCGCCGATTGCCGGTTCTTCGACGTCGATTTCAACGGCGACATCACAGAGCACGATTCGCTGGATGATGCGCAAGACGAAGCGGAGGCAGCGCTCGAGGCGGCGCTTGACGAAGACAGCAGCTGGTCGGAGCGCACTGGAGACATCGGCTACGGAGCACTCATCTACCTCGGGCGCGCAACCGAAACGAACCGACGCGAAGCACCAGAAGGCTCAGGATTCGATGAGCTCGTCGACTACGTGCTCAAGACAACGGAAGTGTCGCTGATTGGAGACTTGGCGCTCGAAGCTGCAGAGATCGAAGCGCTTGCCGCTGTGACAGAGCACGAGCTCAAGAAAGCGAGGCCCAATGCCTGACCGAATTCCAAAGTGGACGCCGCCGATCAACGGATGGCAGTACCGAATCCGCGAGATTGGGCCGAAGCACTCGCGTGAGCTGCGCGCTGCAACTACCGAGTTCGTCCTGTGGCGCAACCTAGACACTGGCGGACCGTGGCATGTGTCGTACTGCTCCGGTTTCAACTCGACGAGCGCAGCCGGCTCGCTAGACCACTGCTGCGCCGTTCTCAGCGACGCGCTTGCGAGGGACAATGCCTGACATCACCACGACGAGAGAACAGCGCGAGGAAGTGGCGCGAGCTGTAGGTCTCACACACGGCCTCGGAGCATGGGTCGAAAGTGGTGAGATTCCGAACACAGCAAACGCATCAATGATGCGCGGACTGGTTCACCTGGCCCTCGCCCTCGCCCAACGCGACGCGCGGATTGCGGAGTTGGAACGCGTGAATGAAGCGGCGATGGCGGTCGTAGCTGCAGAGCCGTGCGAGTGCGCGTGTCTGTGCGAAGTGGACAAGCATCATGCGGATTGTGTCCTGTGTTGCGCCTGCAGAGTTGGACGCGCGCTTGAGCTTCCTCTTCATCAGTGCTCCGGTTGCGCTTTATTCATCCGCGCAATCTGGGACCACGCGCGCGCGTCCGGATGGGTAAGCCTAACTCAAGCAGATGGCAACGCCGAGGTTTTATGTCCGGATTGTCTGAGGAGCTGCAATGACCAATGAACGCTTGACCCAACTGCGTGCCCTAAGTGAAACCCTAAACCGCGGCACACCTGTCGGGCAAGAGAGCCTTGCACTGGGCGCGGCTAGCATCGCAATAAGCGAGCTGCTTGATGCTCTAACCGCCACCCAAGCGCGGATTGCGGAGTTGATCGAGTCGATGCAACAGCTCGGTCGGGAGCACGTTCGAGAGCGCGCCAACCTGCAGGCCACGATCGACGGGCTCATCAATGCCACGCAGTCACCAGGCACCGTCGTTACCAGCCTATCCGACGACCCAACCCGTCGCTGGGTTGTCCGATCTGGGCAGGTGCTCCTGCGCGAAGCCGACTTCTCGATCGAACTCGGGACGGCAGATGCGCCCGACGGCGAGTACTACGCAACCCTCCTGCTCAAGCCCGAGGTGGAGTGATGGTGAACAACGAGCAGCGCCAACTGATCACCAATGGGCTCCTGATTGCAGCATCCGTGTTACTCGGCATCCTCACGCTCGCATGGGTATGCTCATCGATATCCTGCTGGATGCTCTACGGCGGGCGCCTGATTCCATGCGCTATCGAAGTCTGGTGGAAGGGCCGCTGATGTCCGACGCCCACGAACAATCATGGATCGCGTCGCTGGAGAAGCCGGACCCGCTGCATTGCAGTTGCATCAAGACTGATGAGCGGCGCTGCAACAACTGCCAGCAGCGCTACTGCGCGAATTGCTGCGGTGGCTGGTGTCGCAACTGCAACGCACAGTTACCTGTCAGGCGCTCGCGCAAGAATTTCAACGGAAGGAGTAGGGTGTAGTTATGCCAACGATCAAGCTACCAGAATCGCCAGAGTGGAAACAGTCGCAACGGCAGATTTGCCGAAGCACGGACCACTTCGCTCCATCGCACTATGTCTACCATCCGGGCCGCTACAGGCACACATGCTCCCAGTGCGGTGAGTCCTACGAGTTTACGGTCCCGGAGGTTACATGCTCGACCTCCTGAAGCGCTTGGCGGATGATCGCGAAGCGCAGGAGCGGCACACTCACGCGCTCTGGGCTGCTGCTGCAAACGAGCCTGAAAACTTTGTCCCTTCTGAGCTCCTCACCGAAGCCCGTCGCGCCATCGCGGAGATGCGGGAGATTGAGCGCCCAGCAGCACAACGGTTTGGCGCCGTCTACATTCCGATCAATGACAACACGGACTGGCGCTTGGAACTGGATGGGCTCGGAGCACCGGGCAAGTGCACCGTCACCATCCTCGTGCGCGTTGGGGGTGGGTGATGACAACGTTTCTGGCTGCGATCATCTGTTGGCTCGCGCTCATTGGCGCCTGGCAGCTCGGTTGCTGGATTGCGAAACTGCTGCCGTGACCCGCATCACCCACGTAGCCTACCGCCTACCCGACGGCACGGTCTGGTCCGCACCACGCCCAGCGCGGCACTCTGTTCCGGTCAAGCCGTGCGATGCAGGCGACATCGTGCAGGGCTTCCTGACCGACTCGGGCGCCTTCGTCGACCGCTTCGAAGCGCTCCCAATCGCGCAGGCTGCCGGGCAGTTGATTCGCAAGACGCCGCCAGAGGATAGGTTGTTTTCGGAGGATGTTTGGTGAAAGTCACAACGTTTGAGATCGAGCCAGAGGAATTGGCCAAAGCGCAGGGGTTTGTGAGCGCACACCGAGAACTCCATGCGCATGAGTCAGAGGGCGCAATTGGCGGTCGGTTCACTTGGAGCTTTACCCCAACTAGCATCGGCACAATCGTGGTTATTCGTTGTGCATGCGGCGAATCCTTGGACGTGACCAACTATGGGGACTGGTGATGCACCCCACACAGCAAGCCATGCTGCCGCCGCTCGAATCCTTCCACCTGTTCCGAGACCCGCGCACCGGTCGCCGCCGGGTTACCGTGACGTCCCCAAAGCTCAGCCGTGGCGTGACGCGCGAAGCTGGTCAACCATGGGCGTACACCTGGAACCGTGACAGCGAGCAACCCACGCCGGCCGAGATTGCTGAGGCCGAGCGGATTGTGAGGGAGACAACGTGACCCAATTCGATCCCTTCGCCGTGTTCCGAACGTGGCCCAGTGATTGGCAAAATACGCTCGCTGGCGTGCGCGCTGGAACAACAAGCAAGGGCGAGTTCGCGCTCTACTGGCTCACGATGACTGGCCTCGGAATCCTCATGCTGCTGCTCTTGCCCATCTTCTACACAACCAACACGAAGCGGTGCCCTGTTTGCTCAAAGCCAAACATGGATGGGCAACCGTGCCCGAGCTACGAGCGCACCGGTGGATGTCACCTGTGACCCCCATCGCCAAACTTCGAGCCGCTCTCGCTGCCTACGACAAGGCCGGCGCGACTGCCCTTGAAGACTTTCACTTCCAGATGGAAGAGCGCACCGAGGACGTGTTGAAAGCCGCGCGTGAACTGCTCGCGTCACCCGAACTTCAGCGCTTCGATCTCGAGCAAGCGGCGCGGAAAACGCTCGGCCTCAACGACCACTGGACCGTCGTCTTTCGCGAGGGGCCCAACAGCAAGGACGCGCCCAAGCGCGCGATGGCAACGCAGCAGACCATCTTGGTCGGAAAGGAGTGGACACCTTGAACCCGTTTACGCGACTTCGTGAGACCGCGCCCACTTGTGAGGACGCAGGTGCGCTGGCATTCGAGATCGAAACACTCGTCAACTCGCCCGAGTTCAAGGAAGCGGAGTTGATGATCCGAGCCAAGCAGTTCGCTGGTTCCGAGTACTTCGACTCCGTGTGCGTTGTTAGTGGCCACGATCAGCCATACATCGAAGAACACTGGGAACACGAGCACGCCATCCTGTTCGTCGGACGCGAGTGGACCCCGAAGAAGGACGAGGCACCGAATGGCTGACAACAACTGGCAACGCGCCGTGAACTTCATCGGCGCACACCAGGCATCGAGTGACGAGGACGCTATCAAGGCGCTTGAGCGATTGCTCGACGAGGCGGAGGAGCGAGGGGCTGGTGACGATGTCCCTTGGATCAAGATTGAGCCGGGTGGGCCCATGCCTAACCCAAAAGGACAGACGGTTGAGGTCTGGAGCAACGGACATGTGAGCACCCGCACGTACGCAACGATCGATGGCCGCTCCGGCTTCCTTGAACAGGACGAGTGGAGCGGGTGGATCGGCGGTACCCCAGGCAGTCACTGGCGTGCGCACAATCCCAGACCGCGGAAAGGTCCCAATGCCTGACCGCTACATCACGCGCATGGACTACGCGAAGTCGCGCGGCTACTGGGTGCGCTTCAAACAGCGGACCGCGCTCGCCGTGTTCCGGTTCTTCGGCGATGCGACCTACGGGGGAGCAGCGAACGCTCGCGGAGAGGCGCTCAAGCTCCGCAATCGTCTGCTCGCCTGCAACCCGAACGATCACTACGGTCAGCGCCCCAAGCCAACGATCAAGCTCGTATGGCGCCAGTGCGGCGGCTGGCTCTACCAGGTCTACCGCTGCGAGATGCAGGTGAACGGACGGCGACTCGTCAAGCAGTTCTCTGTGCACCAACTTGGAATGCGTGAGGCCGAGCGGCGGGCGCGGGAGTGGTTCCGACGGCTGCCGACAACTCACGTTTGAACCAGCGGCCTAACGCGATGTCGATTTCTCACGCGCCCACTTGCGCTAGGTACCTAACTGGTCTATACCTGTCTTGTCGGTGGGCGACACCCGACACAAAGCTCAAAAGGTCGATAGCGGGAGCCGGCGAAACAGGCCTAGCAACGGAGGCAAGCGAAGTGTGCCCTAGCGGAGACGGCGAATCGGTCCTAGGGGGCAAACCCGAATCAAGCTAGCGAGTAGACGGCGAATCGGTCACCCCCAGCCCCGCGGAGAAATCCAAGGGGCTTGGGGCGTTAGGAGACCTCAATGATCATTGCATATGTTGCCTTTCTTATTGACGGACGTTGGTCCTGGGTTCGCTGGACGCACCGCAACCCCAACAAGCGCGAAGCGATCATCGCCAAAGCGGAAGAACTCGGTGCGTCTGGATGGGATGCCGCAAGCCTCGTCTTTGAATAACGCGCGCGACCCCAATCCCGCCCCAGAGCTTTCGGCCTGGGGCTTGCGGTGTTGAGGAGACCCATCATGGCAATCGCACGAGAGAACGAAGCATTGATCGAAGCATGTGAACTCGCGGAGCTGGACGCGCTTGAGGCGAGGCTGGAAGCACAACGCGCCCGCCGAGTCGCCGCGCACCTGCAACGCTACGCGCGCATGGGCTGGCGCCTGTGAAGAAGATGGCCAGGAAGAGCCGCTCCGGTACCAAGTGGACGGAAGCGGACTACACGGCCGCGGGATACGTGCAGCGCAAACTGAGACTGAAGAAGCCTGTCGCCGATCGACTCGAAGCCATCGCCAAGGCGCTCGCTATCAGCCAGTCCGAAGCCATCGAGGTGCTGTGCAACTCGTGGTCCGAACGCGCGACCAACTCGACTCCAAAAAAGATCATCTAGACACTTGCGCTAGGTACCTAGCTACCCCATACTGTCTTTCATGAACACGACACCAAGGACTGCCGTGGCCAAGATCTCTGCTGCCGAGTTTGACCTCCTTTGCGACGCCGTCGCTTGGGCTTGCGACTCGCTCTCAAGCTGCGTAGGGCACGAGGCGCACCGTGAGTCCGAGCGCGTCTACCGGGCAGCGGAAGAACTCGCCGTGGCTACCCTCAAGCGCAGGAACCCTGTCTTGGAAGCATACCGCGCATCCGTTCTTCGTCGTGCTTCCAACCAGCTCACCGTTCGCGAGGCGGCATCGCTTCTCTCAATTCGTCCACTCAACGCCGCATGAGGTTTTCAATGACTCAACTCGAGATCCAATCCGCCATCTCTTTCGTCACCCAACACCAGGACCTCGACGGCTCACCGCTGCGCACAGAGATCGTCGGTAACTCGATCGTCCTATCTATCAGCTGGACCCGTGGTGATGAGTCAGGGGTCGACGCCGTCGCGTGCTCTTCACTGGCGGACGTGCGCGAAGCGCTCGGCTACTAAACCGGAGCAGGTAAACATGGGAATCATCATCAGTCACCCAACCCGAAATCGCGTCTTGACGCCAAGCGCTGACCCGAAGCCGGTGCGGCTTTCCGTTACCTTCAAAGGCGTGTCGCACGGATCCTTTGCAACGCGCGAGGCGGCTCAACATGTCGCCAAGCAACTGGTTGGCGCGCGCCCGCGCTTTCGAGTTCTTCGCCTGGGCCACGAAATCTGCACCGGGCCGCTCGGTGTCGCACACATCGAGAACGTGACATGACCAGTGACACCCACCCCTACGGCCCCAACTGGGGCAGCTGTGCGGGCTGCGGTGGCGACCGCGAGCTCGTGTCGCTCGACGAGCATGGGCACTGCGAATGCTGCACGAGGATCTCAGCGAAGGCCGCGCGCGCCGCTCGTGAAGAGTCGAAGCGGAAGCGCGCGCAACTGGAGCACTATTGGAGCGCTCGCAAATGATCAGCAAGGACCTCGCGCAGCGCACGACCGTCGCGTCGATCGTTGAGATCTGGAATGCTTGCGAGCGTGACTTGCGTGAGGCCTACGCTTTGCTCGCTGGCATCGAGGACAAGCTCAACACGACGCTGCTCCAGTCCCGCACGCTCGACCTAGGTAATCACCGATTCCGCAGCATCCGCGATCCTGAGCGCGCGCTTGAGAGTCTGGCACTGCAGGTCTGGGGTGGGATCGTTGACCGTCTGGAGCTGCGCAAACTCCTCTCGCTCGCGGCAACCAAGCAGCTCGACGACATGCTCGACGAGAGCCCGCGCGGCTTCGGGCGTCCCGAGCGCCTCGGACCCATCACGACCGAGAACGTGAGCAATATCCTCCGTGGCATGCTTGCGGCTGTTCCCGATCAGCTCGAGATCGCTGTGCGGGAGGTCTACGACTTACTGCGACCGCACCACTCGAAGCTCAAGACGAACAGCAAGTTCGAAATCGGCTCCAAGGTCATCATCGAAGGCGTGATCAATTGGCGGTTCTACAGTTCGGTCAAGTGCGGCTACTGTGTCGACAAGCTGCGCGCCCTGGACCGCGTCTTTCACATGCTCGACGGCAAGGGACTTGTGCCCTCGACGTATTACGGAGAACTCGTTGACGCGATCGAGGCGTCGGGTAAACGCGTGGGCGACGGCGCTGGCGAGACGCAGTTCTTCCGGTTCAAGATGTTCGGCAACGGCAACCTGCACGTGTGGTTCAAGCGCGCGGATCTGTTGCTGCGATTCAATCAGTTGGCTGGTAGCGGGCAGCTGAAGCCTGCGGTGTGAGAATCATGGCGCAATCACCGTCGCAACTAGTCTGGCTGGCACACGGTAGCCCAGTCGTGCCGGCATGCGCCCCTGCAGAAGGTTCGTGCTGGCTCTGCGGTGGGACTGTCCAGCGCGGTCAGGTCGTCGACAAGTGGCTGAGTGACGGGTTCACGAGCTTCGATCGTGTCAGATGTCCGGACTCCAACGTCGTATGCGAAGCCTGCTGCTATATCAGCTCTCGCGTGAGCCCAGTGTTGGGTCGCCCTGCGAAGGACGGTAAGAAATTCGGGGGCAATCACAGGAACTACTCGTCCCTTTGGGAGCAGGACTGGCGAGCTCCAGTATTCGGCGACGACGGCACGAGCGCGATCGGCTACTGCAATGCATCGAAGGGCCAGAAACCGCTGATACGCGCGTTCATTGAGCGCCAGCACCCCGCTCCGTGGTTCGCAGCAATCGCGGAGTCGGGGCAGAAGCACCTCATTCCGTTTGCGCCGATGAATGGCATGGGTAGAAGCGGACTCGTGCTGTTCGAAGAACAGATTGCACGCATCCCGGAAGACGTGCAGTTGATTGCGCGAGCTACCGAGCTGCTCACTGCTGGCGCGACGAAAGACGAGCTGCTCAGTGGGGACTACTCGCCACGCGCTTGGCAGCTGGCGACGGAGCTGCTTCGGGAGTTCGATCGTGACTTCGCTGGTGAGCGTGGAGGCCCGTGGTTCGCGCTCGCGATCTGGTTGGCTCAACGCGACGAAGAAACTGTTTCCGCACGCATCGAAGCCGAGAAGGCGGAGCGCGCAGCCAAGAAGGAGAAAGCGAATGCTGGACGAAAAGCAAAGAGAGCGCCTGAGAACCGCAACCGTGGAACTGCTGCTCGCGGTAAGAACAGAGTACCTGCGGACGCCCGGAGCGAACCCGCTGAAGCACTGGGAGCAACTAGCGAATCGCTCACTGTCAGCGGCGCGCACAAGCGCAACGCCGGAGGAATGGGCGACGCAACTGCAACGCCGACTTCAGATCCCAAACATGCTCAGCTCGGGCTGTTCGGCGCTGATGGATCTCGTTCATGTGGTGACGGAACTAAAGGCCGCAAGCGCATGGCTCGCCCTCGTTGAGCGTGAGCACGGATACCTGATGGCGCAGACGAGATTGATCGCAGAGCAACGCGCCGACGCGCGCGCAGAAGCGAAGGAGAAGGCCAGTGTTTGAGACGAAACAATATCAGTTCCTCCTTGAGGCCGAGTCCCCGATCTCACATGCGCAAGAGACGATCGGTAACGAGTCAATCGTGATGCGTCGAAAGGTGCGGCAGAAAGACGGCTCATTCGAGCGCGTCCCAATCATCAGCTCGAACACGATGCGTCACGGGCTTCGCGAGGCCGCTGCCTATGCGTTCATCGACGCCGCCGGGTTGAGCGAGCAACTCACCCGTCCCGCCGTGCGACTGTTGTTCAATGGCGGGACTCTGACGGGGCGAGGTGACGCTGGTGCTGTGAGCCTCGACCGCTACCGCCAGATGGTGGAGCTGTGTCCGCCGCTCGCGCTGCTTGGTGGCTGCAGCGACAACCGCATCAACTCGAGCCAGCTCGACGCAAGCGACGCGCTGCTCGTGTGCGCCGAGAGCCAAGCCTTCGTGCCCACGTGGGCGCAAGAGCTTGCTGGCCAACTTGAAACGAGTCGCGCGCACGTCGAATCGGTTCAGCGCGTGCGCATGGATGCGTTGCTCGACCACACGAAACGCAAGCTACTGACCAGCGACGAACAGGTTGAGATCACCAAGCAGCTGACAGCTGGTGAACAGGCACACGTCAAAGACGACGCGATTGAGCGCAGCGACTCAAAGAGCAACATGCTGCCCTACACGTTCGAGACGGTCGTACAGGGTTCGCTGTTTTTCTGGTCTGTGACCTGCCGATGCACCAGCGATCTCGATGTCGACACGCTCAACACGATCCTCGCGACATTCCTTTACAACCCGGTCGTCGGCGGCAAAAAGGGCACGGGACACGGTCGACTACGCGTCGTGCACGCCAAGAATGTCGAAGTGCGGCGCATTGCTGACGCTGCTGAGACGATCGACACGGCAACACTCGGAGAACGAACAGGCTCACTCTTCCGTCGCCATGTTGCAGAGCGAAAGGAGGCAATCATCGAATGGCTCAAGATCGTCAATTCGTAGCCCTACGCGTTGTCGCTTCTGTACCGGGGCCCATCTCGCTGCCGTTCGGCGGTGTTGCGTTCGACGCGCTGCTTGCAGCTCAGATCGCGCGCGAGCAAGGTCTTCCGCCGTGCGTTACCCTGGCGGACTGGCAGCCCATCGAGATCCCGATCGCGCTGTCGGAGTGTGGCCGCTTTCACCTCTGCTCCGTTGCGCACCCCGAGGTTGCCGAGCGTGAGGTCCGCCACATCAACAAGCGGGCACCGATCGAAGAATATGGCCGTTTCGGCGTGCGCGGCACCATCAACATCACAGCGGGCCAGGACAAAGCCTACCGGTTGCCGCTGGAGGTCGTGCACCTGCGCGATGGGCAACTGGAGTGGTGGTGCCTGGGCGACGAGCAAGAGATCCGTAGGCTGTGCAACGGGATAACGGCATTGGGTCGCAAACGATCCAATGGCTTCGGCGCCGTCGAGGAGTGGTCTGTTGAGCCGTGCGGCGCCTGGCCGGGGTTCCCGGTGCTTCGGGACGGGAGCGCACTTCGCCCGCTGCCACTCGACTACCCAGGACTCGCTCCGGGTTACCGCGCTGCCCACAAGGTACTTGGGCTCCCCGTCGGACCCTCATGGGCGCATGAAAGGGCGGAGCTCTGTGCCTGTCCCTGAGTGGCGCATCACCGATCATGCGCTGGAGCGGTTTCGCCAGCTGTTCCCGGATCAGGGACTGGCCGAACTGCAGGCGCTCTGCCGAGCCTCGCACTTGGTCACTGTGGTAGACGGCACCGAACACTGGCGAGCAGGACGCCCAACACGGATCCAGTTTCGTGTCCGCGACGGTGCTCTGGTCACGGTGCTGCCAGCAAATGCACAGCATAAGCGGCGCCCGAAGCGAGGGCGCTCTCAGCAGGTCACGCGCGCGCTCAACACGCTACGCGAACTCGCTCGATCTGAGCGCGGTATCGAACTCTCTGGTCAAGGCAATGAGTGCGACCTGCGCACCCGGTACCGTGACTTGGATGCACTACGGGCGGCAGGGCTGCCGATTGAACAGCGCCAAGGCTGGGCCCGCGTGACGCGTGAGGCACTGTTGGAGTGGCTGGGGCAATGAGCTACAATGCGCGAATGGCAAAATCAAAAGGCTCAGGCGGAAGCGGTGGAACCAAAGGTGGAGGGAAATCTAGCACTAGAGGTGGATAGCCTAGCAATTCGTCGCGAGGATCTCATCCACGCGCAGCTCAAAGCGACACAGCGCAAGTTCGACCGCGCCCTGGTTGTTGTCTCAGAGGCACTAGCCAAGGGCGCGGTCGGCGTTTCATTCTCCGGCGGCAAGGACTCAACCGTCGTCCTTGACCTTGTGCGACGCATCGATCCCAATTCCGCTGCCGCGTTTTTCGACAGTGGCGCGGAGTTGCAGGGGACAATTCAGATTGTTGCGGACTACGGCGTAGAGATTATTCACCCGCGCATGACGCTGCTGGATATGGCTCGCTACGTCGGATGGTGGGGCTACCACGATCCTGTCGATCCGGACTGTGGGTTCGACGCTAAGACCGTTCTGATCCAAGAGCCGAGCGAGGCCTTCGTCGTCCGTCGGCGGCTGTCGGTCGTCGCGTACGGACTGCGCATGCAGGAGAGTGGCGGGCGTAAGGTTCACCTTGCCACGCGAGGTGAACTTTGGCGCGGGCGAGATCGCACATGGTATTGCGCACCGCTTGCAAAATGGTCGCTGTCGGACGTCTGGGCCTACATAGCGTCACGGAGGCTGCGCTACCATCCCGCCTACGACGCACTGAGCGCTGCAGGTATACCGCGTGAAGCCCAGCGCATTGGGGCCGCAATAGGAAGCGCGGGCGCAGGCATGGGGCGCCACTGGCACCTACGGATCGCTGAGCCTGAGACCTGGCGCCGGCTCGTCGTGGAGTTTCCAGCGCTTGCGGCGCAGAGTTGAGAAATCGACGCGCATCCCCCAAATACCTCTCGACACCATCGGACCATTGGTCCACTATCTACTCACCAGCCCGGCACAACGCCTGGGCGAGAACCGGAGATAAATCTGATGACCACAATCCAAATTTTGATCAACTGGGAACGTCTACACGCTACCGCAAAGGCGGTTGATGCGGTTCGTGGACAGCTGGGTCGCGACGGGTGCTTCGACGCTTTCGGCGGCTCCTACTTCGCGGACCACTACGAGGCACGCGGTCTTGCGGGACTACATCTGATCGCATGTGAGGCCAACAAAATCCGTCACGCAGCGTGGCACGCGATCCATGGCGCAGCGAGCGAGGCGGTGGCCGCATTGGTCCTGCGTGATCAGGACGGCGCGCAAGCGTGGTGGTCGGTGGCCTGCGAGGGTCGCAAGGACATGCAGCACCGCTCGCGCCGCGGGGCGCGCTACCGTGCCAGCCGCTACGGCGGAAAGGCGGAACTCCGAGCGGCTACGTGGGCAGAGCGTCAACGACAGGACGCGGCGCAAAAGCGGCACGCCGCCGTGATTGACCGCTGCCGTCGCGCGGTCGAGACAGCGCTCGCGCTGCATGAGTTGTACCTGGCGCTCGCCGAGACGGGCATCATTGAATACTCACCGCAAAGCGAAATCTGCGGCGCTACAGACACGCTGCAGGTTACCGGGCTGCGCTGGTTGGCCGGGGAGCGTCAAGAGTCAGACAGGGGACCCTCTGTTGCCGCTGCGAAGGCGTTCGTTTTGGGCGGGATCGAAGCCCTGCGCGCGGCGATCTGACCTTCGGGCCCTGCCTCTCAGCTCAGCTAGGAGGCAGCCCCGAGGGCCGGAATTGTCCGCGACCCCGAGACCGGAGATACCGATGATCGTTAACGTTTTACACACAGCCCGCGTCCATCTATGGGCCGTCGCAACCATCCCCGTGCCAGAACCGAGGCACGCCCTGGAAACGAGCGTGAGACTTGGCGAGCGCGGTCCGCAATATATTGTGGTCACGTATCCCGACGGAGAGCACCGCGTGTACCCCACCTACCTGCCGCGCCGTAGGTCCATGCGAGAACGCGGGCGTCGTCGCGCCATCTTGGCCGCTGTCGAGCGCGCGCTACCTCACACCACCCCATTGTCACCGGGGGCCTCGTGACAACCGCTAACCTATCGCACTACACGATCAACACCGGGGACAGTCGCCGGTCGCCCCGATCGGAGGTGTCGGCCGAAGCGCTGGCCGCTTGCAAGACGCTGCTTGGTGTCGGCACCCACGCGCTGCCGATTGGCGACTGCGACCTGCGGGTCACGCGAAACACACGCGACGAATTCGCGGCCGAGGTGTGGCGCGACGTACTCATCGCAACGATCTGGGTGTGCAGGGATCGCGCATCGTTGCAGCGTGTCCTCACAGAGACAGGGGCGCCAGCGAGCGATCTGTCGACCCCTGTGTGCTTGGCGCGGCTCGAAGCCGGCTCGCTGCAGCACCAGGATACGCTTGATTGGCTCGCAGACTTCGAACGCTGCCTTGCGTGGGCATTCTTGGAGCAGCATGACGACCGCTAACCTGCAGCAACTAATACAACAGGACACCCGAGCTACTGCTCGGGTACTCCGGTACCTACGGGCTAACGGTGTGGACCGCTATAACGAAATCTCAGGCGCGGCACTCGGTGCAGTCTGCGGCATCGACTCGCGCTCTTGGCGGCGCTGGGTCGACGGGACGCGCATGATGCCCGCGATGGCACGCAGGCTGCTGTGCCAAGTTGCCGGCGTTGAGCTGCCGTGGGTTACGCTGCCAATCGAAGGACATGTGCCCAAGGCTATGCAGCACGCTGACGGCGCCGAAGTGCTCGTGCGACTGTCAAATGGGCAGGAACTATTGGCGCGCTGGCGTCAGGGCGACACGGCGCACTCGGGTTGGTACGTGGACACCGAGGGCGAGCCCGTTGAGTCTGGCTCCGTCGCGGTTGTGGCGGTGTTGCCGCTATGACGCGACTCGCCTGCGCCAACGCGCACCACCACGTTGGTCACTACCTCATGGGGATCGGCATCTTGTCGGTGTTATCCCGCAGCCACCCAACCATGCTGGCACATTGGGAGCGTGAGGAGCTTTGCGTCAATCTCGACAGGGGCATACTGATCGATCTACTGCTCAACATTGCCAGAGCCGGCGCTTGGCGCGCTCCAACAGCCCGCCAATATCACCCGCTCTTCGCGCAGTGGGGGCGACGTGAGCCGCACACATGGCAGCCATTCGCTCGGGAACTGCTGCGCGATGACCAGCGCCGAACCGAACTCGAAGCTCTGATCGATGGCGAAAGCTTCATCATTCGCAGGCCGCCGACAACTTGGAACGGAAAAGTCATTGGCGAAGCCACGTTTCGCGCCTACGGCATGGGCACGATCTATCCCAACACGGTGCCCGATCGCGCAGGAAGCGGCATCGGCGCCGCGCTCTCCCCATGGCAGGCAGTGTTAGCCTGGGAGGCGCTGTGCTGGATTGGCGTGTCTACCGTCTCGATGCAGGACTACGCCTGGTCCAATCCGAGCGACGTTGCGCCATACAAGGCGTGGCACGCGGTTACCTGGGATACGCCGGTAGAACTGCGTCGAGCACAGCTACTGTGGCGCCCCAGAGGACGCTTCGCTGGAGAGCTTTGGAGCGATTGGCTGAAGGGGCAAGGCGCGCCGCTGCTTCGCCCATTTGGGCGACTGAGTCTACATCGCCATCAGTTTCGCCAGACCGACGGCAGCAAATGCGCCGAGGCGTTTGGGTCAATAGACCACAATGCGACGCGCGCACTGAACGCTGCTACCAATAGGATAACGGTTGGTTCTCCACGAATGGCGCTTTCTCTGCCGCGTCGTATGGAATGGTTTCGAGAGCTTCGATCTACTCCCGTGAGTGAGTTTGATGCGTGGACGGAAGTTCCTGAGTCGGTTCGGCGCTGGTACGCGCAGCAGGCCAATTCGCGTCGCGCTGATTCCGAGCGAATGCCGAAGCGGGTGCAACGGTTTCTCGAGCGGCGCGGGGTTCAGATCTGCGGCTGAAATAGCGAAAACCCCGCCAGCCGAAGCCAGCGGGGTCAACCGAGTTGGGGTGGAGGGACTCGAACCCCCGGCATCCTGCTCCCAAAGCAGGCCGTCTACCACTGACTTACACCCCAGAAAGGTGAACAGCCAGCGTCACGGGTTTGGGTGACGGGCGCGATTCGAACGCGCGATGACTGGGGCCACATCCCAGCGCCTTACCACTTGGCTACCGCCACAGAAGAACTGCGAGCAAGTCATTGGCGATGGCGATGGGTGAGCATGTGAACTTGGTGGAGCCGTAGGGAGTTGAACCCTAGCAGGGTACGCGTGCAAAGCGGTCTGGCAGCCCGTGCGCGGCCCCGGAGTGGTTGCGCCTGCTGGATTTGAACCAGCGGCCTTCAGGTTATGAGCCTGACGAGGTACCGGACTCCTCTAAAGCGCAACGGGAAGGTAACCCAAGACAAACAGCCGCGCAAGTCCTAGGGAACCTGAGCGGCCAAACCGATCAATTCCCGCACGGTCGGCATGAGGACCTGGAGGATCGCCGCGACGGCCCCAAGAACCGCCGCTGTGGCGGTCAGGAGTGCGGTCCAGCGCGCAATTGGCGGCATCGCCTGCACGGTCTCGACGACGCGCCTGGAGAGCGGCGCGCGGTCCGCTGGGGGGCGCAGGGAGGTGAGCTGGACGCGGAGCTCGGCGAGCTGACGCTCGGCTTCCTGGCGCGCCCTACGCTCTGCGAACAGAGGGTTCTCGAACTGAGCGCTCGGTCTCGTGGTGGGGGGCGGGGTATCGGTCAAGGGCTGCTCGGTTTCTGGGATCGCGCCGCGGCTTCTGCTTCCGCACAGGCGGCTCGGCACTTGCGCAAAGCCTCGTTGATCAGATCGATGTCACCCTGGTCTTGGGCGTGGCAAACGTAGAACTTGATCGCGCCCTCCCCCGCGTTCTTGATGCCTTCGCGATGGGCGTAAACCTTGTGCCCTCTGTCCGATAGTTCCAGCGCCGGGTATGCATATGCGCGCCCCAAAGCGGATGCGTTGAGCATCGTGTGTGTTGGCGATTCGCCACTTAGAATCCCGCGCACGAAAACCATGAACTGGTCGCGATCCCAGGATCCGCAGAACCAGCAGCACAGATCCCCATTGGGGCACACGCGGTCCACTCGCTCTGCCTCAGGTAGCCGCTCGCCAAACGGATGTCCGTCCTGTTGCGGACAACGCCGTGGTGATGAGACTTGGGCTTGTTCGGTCATGGGTGCGGCTCCTTCTTCGCCAACTTGGCGTTGAGTTTCTCTTCGAGGATCGCGTGCTCGCGACGCTCGGTGATCTTGCCCGAATAGTTCGCCTCGGCGCCGGCAGCCGCCCCCTGGCGCTCGGCCGTGGCGTCACCAGGCTCGGTGCTAGTCACCTCGGGTTTACTCCCGCCTAACCACCGGATCAGCGCCCTGCCCCCGTCGAGCGCGAGTGCTTGCGCGACACTGGTCCAGCTCACGGTGCGCCCCGCAGCTGAATGGCAGCGAGCACGGCGTCTGTTAGTGCGCGGGGCTCGAACGGCTTGTCGAGTAGCGCGTACTGATTGCGATCCGCCACTGCCTCAAGCTCCACCAGCGGATAGCCCGACGTCAGGACCACTCCGCATGACGGAGATCGGCGCCGAAGGTCTCCCGCGAGAGCGACGCCATCGGAATCGGCGAGCCGCACGTCAACGACGATGCACGAGAGATTTGCCGGGCCAACGCGCTCAGCTCGGAGTCTCGCGTCAGTGGCATTTCGCTCGTAGTATACGGTAGCGCCGGCCTCGCTCAGGATCGTGCGCATCACGGGGAGCAAGTGCGGATCGTCCTCAACGACGAGCACGACCAGCCTGGCGAGTTCTTCGCTGTGCAGGTCCCTGCCACGGGCTAACAGCACGGTGAGAGCATTGCTCTGGCGAGCCGCGATGTCCGCCATGGCGAGTTCCCATCGATCTCGACGCTGGGCCCTGGTCGCGAGTGCTTCGTTCGCGGCCGCGAGTTCAGCAAGGCGATCGGCCAGGATGCGCCAACGGTGCTCATCGAGTTCTCGTGTCTCCTCAGGGGTACGCTCGCCGCCATCCTGCTCGATCGTGACACGCGAGACGCGATCGGTTTCGTCGGCGTCAGGCGGCAGGGACGGGATCGTGTCGCGCACGGCGCGCATGTCCACTTGGGTGTCAGCGGTTGCGTCGCTCACACCTTCACCGCCTTGAGCTCCTGCGATCCCGTGCGCACCGTGGGGGCAACGGCGTCTGGAAAGACGGCCTCGCGTATGACGTCCAGGTTAACACATGGGCCGGGGTCGAATTTTCTTCCCGGCGCCACTTGATCGTGCCCGAGCACTTCCCGGATCGTCGGGTACGCCGCGCGCAATGTCGCGCACAACTGGATCAAGAGTTCGATCTCTTCATCGGTGAACGGCGCCCAGTGGTTCCACTCGTGCGGCGCGAGACCGCTCGCATGGGTCGCAGCAACAGAGTCGCCGACCCAGCGGGACCCCCAGGTCGTGAACAGCTGACCGTTGCGGAGTAACAGCGGACCCGGGTTCGAGACTTCGATCCCGATTGCCCAGCCGTTGAGCGCTGGTCTTCCGTTCCAGCTCGATTCACCTGCGTGGTAGGCGCGTCGGTTGAACGGAACCATCTGGGCGCACTGCAGCACCGAGCGCTCACCCTCGCGATAGCCGTCGATGGCCAGGTGGCAGGAAACGTAGTCGCGCGCCTTGAGCGCCTGCACGGTGCCCTGCAGGTTAGCCGTCACGGAGTAGTGGACGATGATAGCCTCGGGCACGATGGGGCCACCGCGATCACTCTCCAGCAAACGCTGCAGTTGTACGCTGTCGGCAGGCTCGGTTTCGAGCCAGTGATCAACTACCCGCATTCTCTCCTCTTTCGGCTCGCTCGATCCGGTTGTTCAGAATGGCGACCAGGCGCTTGAGTCGTGTTGAGTGCGATGGGTCAACATACGTGCCCGCGACCGCGAGACGATCGAGCACTTCGACGCGACTGTGGAGTTCATCGCGCACGCTGCGCGCGTCCGACAGGTCGAGCGCGATGACGATTTCAGACATCGGGCCCTTTGCCGACTGCGTTCACGACGGCATCAGCGATCACTCGCCGCGACGTTGGCCCGTCGAGAGGCACACCAAGTGCGCCGCGGTATGGCGCGGGTGAGGCTTTGACGAGGTGGTGGATCAGAGGTGCCAGCATCCCTGACGCAGCACCTTTGGCTGCGCTCCACGGGTCGTCGCCAGCGCCAAGCGCACCGAGTGCAGCAGAAGCGAGCACGCTCGGCAACGTCTGCAGCGTGTTTTCTAGCCACCCACCCGGAGGGCCCCAGCGCAACAGCGCCGACCAGAGCGCAGGGCAGTACTTGCGCACCGCGTAGGTGGCGAGCCACGAGCAAAGCGTCAGCGACAGGAATGGCGCCGCAGGGTTGATGCCTTCGAGCCAGAGTCGCGATTCGACGAAGATGTTCATCTGACGGTGCTATTCTCCCAAGGCGAGATCGGCTTTGGGTTTCCTGGGGGCTTGCCGTTTCCGTTGTCGCTCGGCTTCGAGTTTTGCGGAACCGATCTCAATCGCTTCAACGAGCGCGAGCCCGCAAACGGCGCAATGATCGCTGTGGACGTGGTCGTACGCATGAGCGTGTTGACGAACATCGTTAGTTCGTCCCTAGCGCCTCGACGGCGGCACAGATGCGCGTCACCGTTTGGGCAGTGGACTGCACGCGCTCCGCCGCAGCGTCGAGGTGGTTGGTCTTGAGGCACGCGCCGCGCTTGACCGCGACGAGTGAAACCTCCCCGATTGCGTCGGGCAGTAGCTTCGCCTCGGCGCATGCCGCGTCTGCTTCCGCACTGTACTTGAGGTATTCGCTCTTCGCGGCCTCGTAGTCGCCTTGCGCGGTCTTGCAGTCGGATTCGAGTGTCGCGCGCGCTGCTTCGAAGCGCTGCAGCTGCGCTGGCGTGCAGGCGAGTTGCGGGATGCACGCGGGGATGAGGAGCGCGAGCGAGATGAGTAGCTTTTTCATGGTCACACAACACCCAGATTCTTCGTCACGACCAGGGTGCCTTTCTCTGTTTCGATAGGATCTGGCCAACCCGCTTTGCGAATTTGCACGTTGTAGTGGTAGTTCCCATAGGTGAGCAGCGTGTCTCCAGTGTCGCTGCTCACCTCGGCGGTTCCTGGACCAGTGATCGTGATACCAGCACTGACAGCGTACTGGAGCACGAAGTCGGCATCCGAAGCGCTCTTTTTGACCGTGAACCAGATGCTGGCACCGGTCAGATCGTAAGCCGCTCCGGACGGATCCAAGAACGTGATGGTGCGCTGAAGCCACGTGCCCTTTGGAAGAACGATGGTCGACATCGTTGCCTCCTTGGGATCAGGTGCCGACAGGCAACGTCAGTGTGAACGCTGAACACGAGACTACTGCGTTCGCTACGATCGACACGGTGTTGAGGATCGCTTCGGTGCCGGAAGTTCCGACCGAAACGTCCATGATTGCGGTCGTGCCGTTCGATTGGAACAGGCGCCCGAAGCTCGCGGTTCCGGTGTTGTCTGCCGCCGAGTCACTCGTGATCGCATTGGCGGTCAAAACGCCCCCGGATGCCGATCCGAACGACGTCGCGTTCATGGTCAGCTCGGCCAACAGTGTGTTGCCCGAGAGCGCGGTATCCGCGTCTGTCGGACGCGTGCCCGAGTAGATGCGAAGCAAACCGCTGTTGCATGCGGACGTGAACGTGTCTAGCGCCGCGTTACGGCGCGCTACTGATACTCTTGCCATGTTAACCTTTCAGGCTGTCACGCTGGTAATGCGTGCAAATTTTTCCGTGTAGCTCTTGATGCGCGGAGCCACGATTGAGGGGTTCGAGACGTTGACGTCTGCGTCGACAGTGAACGCGGCGAGCGAGGCGCCGATCGTGGCGCTGACGTTGGTGGCAACGAGAACGTTTGCCGATGCGACGAATCCAGCGACGTCAGCCGCTATGGTTGCCGGGATCCGCTCGGTTGCTGAGGCGCTCACCGTGAACGCAGGGAGCTGCGCAGCAACGGTGGCTGTGACGTCGCCCGTCGACATCGTCGCTGCAGCGGTGATGCCTGCTAGCGAAGCGGCGACTGTGCTTGGGATTGTCTCGCTGATCGAAGCCGAGACGGATAGTCCAGCGAGCTGGGCCGCCACGGTAGACGGGACTCGCTCGGCCAGCGCGGCGGACGCATCGATGCCAGCGAGGCTCGCTGCGACCGCGACATTCACGCCGTTGATTGACTGCAGCGTCGCCGCGACAGTGAATCCGGCGAGGCTCGCCGCGACCGTCGACGGAATTGACTCTGTCGCGGTGGCGCTCGCGGTTAACCCAGAGAGCGAAGCGGCGACCGCAACGGTGATACCATTCGTGACCGTGACGCTGGCGGCCGCGTCAATTCCTGCGAGTGATGCGGCAACGGTGCCGGGTATCGACTCGGTTGCCGTGGCTGCAACCGTTAGCCCGCTCAGTGAAGCCGCAACCGTGCCGGTGACAGGATTGGCGACCGTCGCGGTGGCCGCGGCATCTATCCCGGCGAGGCTTGCTGCAACGGTTGCCGGAACCGTCTCAGTGATCGTTGCGGCTGCTACGAGTCCCGAGAGCGAGGCGCTGACAGTCGAAGTAATCGACTCAGTCACGGTCGCCGATGCCGTCAGCCCCGCCAGTGAGGCAGTGACTGTTGACGGTATCGTTTCGGTTACGGTTGCGGAAACGCCGAACGTGCCGGTGGTCGCGGCAACCGTGATCGAGACCGAGCCGGGCGGAGCACCGAACAGCGCCGCGCTAAATCGCCGTGGTCGCCTCGGCTTCTTTCGCCGGAACCACGCCATGGATTAACCGATCTCTTCGATGGTCAGCGTTGCCGAAATGGTCAGAGAATCGGCGGGCGCGGCAGGCAAATGCACGACCGCGCGTTCGCTTGGAGCCAGCACGATCATCTCGTCTTCGCTTGGCTGCCAGACGTACCCGGCGCGCACGTTGAACGCGAATGCCCGGTGCACGACTGCTGTGCCCGTGTTCGCGACAGTCGTGTTGTTGCGCTCACAGCTGCCCGCGTACGCGGCCATGCCGATCATTCGCGGGATCGCCGTTACCGAGGAGCCGCCTGAGCCGCTCGTCGTGTATCCCGTGATGATGCGCGCGTAGAGCTGCTCATCCTCAGTGTCCTTCGCGTCGGAGCTTTGCCCGATCTCCAGCGCACGTAATACCGTCACCTTGGTGGATGCGTTCGTGACTTCGAACAAGTCTTGAATGGCCGTCACGGCCACGGCCTCGATGACGACGTTGTAGATTCTGCCGTATGCCATAGTCTTCTTTTCGGAAACGCCGGCTCGAGCGAGCGCGCTTCAACGGGCGCGGGGGTGCCGCGCGATCGGTTGTTATCTTTCAGCGGCGATATCGCGCGTACACGGAGCGCTGTCGGCGCATCGCCGTTGCGAACTCGGACATGCCGCTAGCTGCCGCCGCACTCGCTTCGGCCATCTCATAGGCGATGCCGACGTAACCCGCATTGCCGTTGTTAACCGAGCCCGAGAAGTCCGGATCCGTGTTGGTGGCGCCGTACTCACTAAAGAACGCGCCGCCAAAGCCAGCCGTGTCAGTCAGCTTGGTGTATGCGCCGTTAGCCGTCGTGGACGAGAACGTCGTTGCCGTCATGAAGAACGCGTGGCGCTTGTTGTTGGCGCTTGAGCGGTCCGCGATCGCGATGGGTCCGTAGGTGCCGTTCGATGTCGTGTCACCCGTGTTCGCGCCGCGAACAATAGGCGTCGTCAGGTCGGCGCCCGTCCACTGCAGCACTTCGAACTGGCAGTCGAGGCAGGTCGACGTGTCGACAGTGAGACGGATCTGGCCCGTGCCACCCGTGCCAACGACAGCCACCCAAGCCTTGGCCGCGTACGCGAAACCGGGAGCCTGGTAGACTTGATCGATGAGCGTAAAGCTCAATCCAGATAGACCACCGAGCCCCGCGACGCTCGTTAGGCAATTCGTTCCGGTCTGCTGCCAGGTGACCGCGTCAAACGTTAGGATATCACCGGTGTTCGCCGTGATCGATGCGCTATCGTTGTTGGCGCCTGGAAAGAAGCTGCTCGCAAACAGCGTCAGGCGCGTCGGGTTCGAGAGCGCCATTCAGCTCTTCACGCCCGTTGGATCGAGCCCAATGTCCACAACGGTGACGCCGTCCTCGCGCGTCGACACATCGCAAGCAATGCGCACGCCTTCGAGAGCGCGCGCCCGTAGATTGGGCAACGCTTGCTGCGCCTCCGCTCGAGTCAAAACCCGAACGGCTTGGTTGCAGACGATACGCAGGACCAAGCCTTCCCCGCCGTCGAATCGGGCTTTGATTGCCGCGAGCCTCGTTTCGGCAGCGGTGTTGCGCGCGGCAGTTCTGGTCGGCATGGTAATAAATTCGATGCGGACTTGAGCGCCCGTTCACTTGCGGGCGTGAGAAAGGATGGTCATCCTTCCCGGGCCATGAGACTTGGAGCCGTCGCCGCCCTCGCGCTGGTCGCTTGCGTTCAGCAGCACCGCACCAACATCGACCCGGGGCGCATTGAAGATCGCGAGCGCTCGTTCGGGGTGTTCAACTGGGCGCCGCCTCCGATACCCCGAAAAGCCGCTCCCGCCGATTCACCCGAGACAAACAATCCCGCGGTGTTAGCTAGTCCCGCGCCGTCCGCCTCGGTTGTTGCTGTCGCCCCCGCGCCACCCGTTTGGGACGCCGAGTCAATCGCTAGACGACGAGCGCTCGCTGCCGACTGGTCGGCACATGCAGGCGAAGGGATCACTCAGATTCAAACGTTCGGCGACGGAGACCGTGGAATCGTTGCGTTCGGAGCGGCCTGCTCGGACGCGTGGCTCGACACCAACGTTGCTCCCATTTGGGACGCGCTCAAGCAGAACGGGTTCCTGGCGGTGCACTGCCAGGGCGCGGTGCAGCGATTCAGCTGGCCGCGGGCTCACTGATGGGCTCGTAGCGGACGCGCACGGTTTCGCCGTTGACGACCTCGAATCCGACATAGCCGTTACCGTCACGAGTGATGGTGATCGCGCATTCGGCGAACCCAGGGCACTCGATCTCGTGGTGCTGGCGCAGTCGGATCGTGTCCCCCGTGTCCAGCACGTCGATGTTCCAGACGGTGTTGATGCCCGCGTTCGTGTCGACGAGCTCGAGCAACGAGCCCTGAACAATGAAACGTTCGACGCCTTTGCTCCGCGGGCCCGACCAATGCTTGCGCCATGTCCCGGGGAACAGCCGCTCCAGTTCGGTTGGCTGTGGCTTCGACTTGGCGAGTTGGGTTTCGAGCTCCAAGATGCGCGCTTCTAGCGCGGCGAATCGATCAGGCTGCGGCATGGTGGGCCCAGGGTGAGTCTTTGAGGGGAACGGCGCGGCGCTCGATGGCATCCCAATGCGCGGAACCCGTTACGTTGGACGCGTGTCGGCGGTAGCGGTAGAGAATCTTGTCGCTCACGATGCGGTATACGTTGCGGCGAGTCCGAAGGGTCATGAGCAATCGGACGTCGTCGTCCCAGCGCTTGTTCGTTGGCCAGCCGCCAAGGGCGAGGAGGACGTCTCGGCGAACCACGAGGGTCTGGGGCCAACCGCACGGCATCCACCCCAGCGCGGGTTCACGCCCCGGCCTTTCGAGCAACACGTCCCGGATCACCGACGCGTCGGCGCCGGCGAGTATGGGTGGCACCTGCTCACTCAGGCGCTCGCGGCTGTGGCCGTCGTCGTCATCCCACACGGCCACCAGGTGCCCCGTGGCAACGACGGCGCTGAGATTGCGGCGCGCGCCTAGGTTCTCCCCAGGGACGCACCGCACCTCAACACCGGGGACGCGGAGCGGCACCGTGCCGTCGTGCACGACCACGAACTCTCGCTCAAGGTTCGGCACCCAAAAGGTCTGCGCCTGCCAATCGGCATAGGCGGCATCAAGCATGACTTGGTCTCCGCGACTCAGGCAGAGCGCCGAGATCCTCACGGCGCGCCGCCCGTAACGCGAGCTTCGATCCAGCTCTCCCACGTGTTCGATCCGGCGCCGCCCGGGGCAATCGCCCATGCGACGTTGACGGTGTCACCCGTCTTCGATGCGTCGAGTGTCGCTTGCGTCGTTTGACCGCTGCCACTCAGCGTGCTCGACGGCGTCCAATACGCTCGCGTCGTCGAGCCCTGCTGCTTCATGTACGTCACGCCCATGCCCTTGCCCGGATAGAAGAACCAGGCCTCGGCAGCGATGTAGGGGTATGACGTCGAATCAGTCACGCAGCGAGACGTGATGATCACCTTGATGAGGAACGCGCCGTTGCTCAGGTCACGGCCCATCATGTTCGAGAAGTCGAGCGCGAGCGTACCGCTTCGCGACGTGCCCGTCCCCGAGTCCTCGACGTAGCCGACGCACTGGTCGATGAGCATGCGGCCGTCAGCGGGCCGCGCGTTGAGATACCCTGGTGACTTTCCGCCGCTGCCCGCGAATGCGTGCGCGCGCGATTGGCCGGCGCCGGCTGCTCCGGGAATCGCGCTGTTGAATTCAACGGTGCGCGTGTTGAGCAGGGCGTTGTCGCCCATCGACTGGTTGCCCTTGAACGTGTGCTTTCCGTTCGCGGTTATTACGTGGCGATCGAGGACGCGCCACCCCAGGGCAACGAAGTCGTACTCGATCCACATCTCCTCATTGAGGTACCCAAGTACGAAGTTCGTCGACCCAGGGCAGATGATGAGGTTGTTGGCTGCCGACGATCCACCGCTGGCGGTGTAGTGCTTGATGGTGACGTAGTTGGATGACGACCGATTGCGAATTCGCTTGATCGACTCCTTGGTCGAAGTTGGCGCTTCGAAACCCCAGATGTTTACGTCAGCGCTAGGGTTCAACTCGACGTTGTTGGCGTCTTGCCAGCTTGCGCTGTTTCCGCCGTTGAAGTCGTTCTGATCGGTGGAGATTGCGATCGGACCAAAAGGCGACCGCCGGCGCTTGAGCGTTAGGGTGGTACCCGAGAGCGTTCCGTCAGTGCCGTCGTCGAAGTTTACGGTCGTTAGCCCACCAGCTCCAGGGGCACCGTCGTTCCCATCCGTCCCCTTGTCGCCCGTGCGCGAGAACGCGATCTGAATGTCACCCGCAGTCGTCGGCAGAGGCCCGTTCGAGGCGACGTGTGAGAGCGTGATGTTGCTGTAGCCAGTTGGCTGCGAAAGAGCCGTGACGCTGAACACGACGAGCTTGCTGGGGTCGCTGTTGGACCGCAGCGTTAGGTAACCCTTGTGGGATGACGTCGAATCGTCCCATTGGGCAAACCACGCGCGCAGGTTCGCGCCGCCGACCTCGAGATCGTCGATGTAGATAGCGGTTACGCTGCTGTACGAGCTGCCGCTAACCGCTGCATTGAAGCGGAAGTTGCCGTCGCCCGGATCCGCCGCCGCGGCAACGGTCGTCGAGAACGTATACCTGGGACCAACAACGTCAACGAGGTTTCCGTCTGCGCCCTTGTCACCCGTGCGCGAGAACTGCAGGAAGATGTCGGCCGCTGTCGTGACGAACGAGCCGCCGCTGTTGACGTGAACGACCGTGAAGTCACGATAGCCGGCCGGCGACGAAGCGGCCGTCAGCTGGAACAGCGCGAACGCCGTTGGGTCCGTGCGGCGCCGAAGCGTGATGTAGCCCTTGACCGTCGAGGTCGAGTCATCGAGCGAGTCGAGGTACGCCGTTACATCGCGCCCGTTGGCGTCCTGCAGGTCGACGTAGAGATGCGTGATGCTCGAAACCGTCGCGCTGGAGAAACGGATCTTTCCGTTACCCGGATCCGTCGCACTCGTGCCCGAGTTGTCGTAGGTGTAGGGAACACCAGAAGAACCGGGATCGCCGGAGCGCGTGAACGAAACGATTGTGTCGTTGGCGGTCGTCTGCAGGGCGTTGCCCGCGTTGACGAATACGACGGTCAGCTGCTGCCAACCGCCAGAACCCGCGACCTGGTTCGTGACCGTTACGACGTCGAACTCGGCCCAACGCGTGCTGTCGCTCGCACTCGCGAGGCGTAGTCGACCCTTGACCGCGCCCTGCGATGCACCTAGCGCATCTTCCCAGCTTTCGACGTTGATAGTGTTGCCGTCGAGATGATCGAGCGCGATGGCGGTGACGCTTCCGATCGTTGCGTTGTTGAGGCGGAGCTTCCCCGAAGTCGGGTCCGCCATCACCGTCGAGGAGGTGTCTAGGGTGAACGGGATGCCGTTGCTTGCGCCGCCCCCGCCACCCGAGAACGTTGAACCGACGAGCTGCCCGTTGACCGCGCGCACGAACTGGCCGTCGGTGATGCTTCCGAGCGGCATTCGCACGCCGCCCATGTGGACGGCAATGACTGCGGGGTCGGGGTAGTTTCCTTCGAGGTCTCCGCCCGCGACGCCGAAGATCGAGACCTCATGCCAGACCGTACCGCCTGCGTTGATCCATGCGCGCCCGTCGGTCGAGAGCGCGAACTCGCCGCCCGCGCCATTCTCGACGCCATTGGGGTCGCCAACGATGCGGCGAATCCAATCGATCGTCGTGAGCCCAGTGCCTGCGCGCGCGACGATTTGGCCGTCGACCATCGCGTCGATGGTGAGACGTTCACCCGACGCTCCCCCAGAATGCACGGCGATGACGCGCAGGTCCTCTAGCGGATCGCCACCGTCGACGGCATCACCACCAACCGGCGGGATCGTGATCGAGCCCGTGTTGATGAGATCGAGAAGGGCGTCGCGGTTGATGCTGACGACGATGTTGGTGCCGACGAGCTGGACGAGGATGAGGTCGCCCTGTGCGATGTTGCGGAACTCGAGATCGGTTCCGCTTTTCGTCTCAAAGACGCCGACGCCATCGGTCCCGACGTTCGACGCCGTGTTGGCCTCGCCGCCGGCTGATACGGAGAGCGCGGCAAGTAAACGCAGGTTGCGCTTGTAGTCGCCGACCGACTGCTCTTTTTGATCGACCTGATTCGTCTCTTTGAAGAGGCCGTCGTAGAGAGGTCCCGCCTTGACGAGCACGATCGATTCGTCGCGCAGGTCGGGCGCGTCTTCATCGAGGCCGGGCCGCGATGAGCTTGGGCGCCGACCACCATCGATGATGAGCGACAGGCCCCACTTGCCCCAGATGAGCGAGTTCGACGGTATCGACCACGACGGAGGATTGGGACCCTCGTAGTAGATGGGAAGCGTGCCGGGATCTTGTGTCCAACCCGAAGGCGTCGTGAAGCCCGGCGGGTAGTCGAAGATCTCGAACCGGTAGCGCTTGGCGCCCGAGACGTTGAAGCCCGACATCAGGATGACGTCGTTCGACGCCACGGCGATGCCGCCAGAGACGGGGCCCTGTTGTTGTGCTCCAGAGTTTACGGAAACCTGGAGTTTGATGTTGGCTGTCATGCTAGAGCGTCAGCGACTCGTAAATCCAATGGCCATCGACCACGCGCAGGCGCATGCACGCGGGGTATCCGCCGCCCCACCAGTTCGCCCCCGAGTTAACGGTGCTGGGTAGCAAGTACGGAGAGAACACCCAGTCCTTGATCACCACATTGGTGCCGGCGAGGCGAATCTCGATTTCGGGAACTTGGTCGACACCAGCGAGCGCGAGAAAATAGATGCGCAGCTCCTGGTGCTCAAAGAGCGGCTCTTTGACGGTAAACCGCGGCGTGGTGCTCGTCAGGTTAACGGGCGTGTTCACCGACAAGGCGACATAGCTGTCGGTGTCGATGGCGATGGGGTCTTCGGTGATCGAGTTGACCGACCACGATAGTTCACCCAGCGGGCGAATGTTCTTGATGACGTTCGTGATGCGCCAGCCGCCGAGGCCGTACATCATTTCGATCGTGACATTGATCTCGCCGCCGCCCCCAACGTTGTAGCCGCCCTCAATCGCGTAGTCGCCATTCGAGAAGAACCGAAGCTGCGCGTTCGGAAGCAGTCGCTTGATGCGTAGGCGACGAACAAGGCCGCTGACTCCGGTGGGCAGGTCGAAGAACACGACACCGCCAACGCCCTCGTCCGGCCCGTACCAGTTCTCGATGGCGGGCAACGGGTTATGGTCGGGGCCTTGAACGGCGTCCGCCTCGTACATCTTGTAGAGGTCTTGCGCGTTCGATGAGCGATGCGTGCAGACCCAAACGCCGTCGATGCGTTCGATTCGGATGAGCACGAGTGTCGACGGGTCGTGGTTCGTCCACTGCCCGTGCGACATGATCGTGTTGTTCTCGTCGCGCAGGATGACGGTGACGCCGGGACCGAGGGAATCGATCATGACGTCACGCCCGACGCCGTCGCTATCGGCGGTGAATTGCAGCGTCAGATAAGCGTTCGCGCTCGAGACCCCCGTGATGAACGTGCGGTTGCTGTCGATGTTCGACACCGTCGCGCTACCACTCGTGACCGTCGGGGTGATCTTTTGCTGGTAGGCATCGCGGATGCCTTTGCCGCCGATCGTGAGCTTGCCATCGGGCGCCCACGAGCCCCCATGCTCACCCTCCAGGATGAAGGGTTGTCGGCGGTCGAGCTCGTTCCAGTGCGCTGGATCGATCGGGAGTCCGAGCGCGGCCTCCGTGTCGTTGAATTGTCGATCGAAGCTCATAGAGAGGTTGCGCCCAAAGAGGTGGCGCCCAGGTACGACTCACCCAGCAGGAACGGGCCCGAGGTGAACGGATCGTTTTCGTCGAGCACGTACCAGCGAGCCGTGCCCTTGATGAGCCGACGCATCAGCAGCTCGACGGAACCGCGAACAATCGGGTCGATGGCTTTGCCGTTGCGCAGGAACACGAGGTGAACCCGCTTGGTCGTCCAGTGCCGTGGATGGTGACCGCCGACGATGAAGACGCCGGGGTCGTGAGGTTTCTTGAAGGTCGCGGTGATGGTCGCGCTGGTGCGGGCCGCGATCGTGATGACCTCGGAGCGCCCGAACGATCCCGCATCAATGACGACGCTCTGGCCTACCGAGTAGGCTTCCGAATCGCCCGCAACGAACTCGACAGGAATCCTCAGATCGCGATTGAGATGAACGACTCCGACACTCGCGCGCATGACCCGCATGGGCGTGTCCCAGTCAGATTGGTTGCCTGCGGGGTTCGGCGCCTTCGCCTGCGCGGGTAGCTCACTCGTTCGGACGGTCCGATAACCGACGAAGTCGTCGCCGAGGAACTCTTGCAGCGTCTGGTGAATGGTGGAGACGCGACCGTTCAGGTTCAGGCGCTTGAGCGCATAGAGCAGCTCTCGGCGATACCGCTTGGTCGTCCCGCGAAACGGTGTGATGCCGTTCTCTTGCTCGTGCAGTTCAAGGAACTGGCTGGTCGTAAGCGGATGCAGCTCAGCGTGCGCCTTCTCGACCATGAGGCGCGCGGATGCCGCGAGCATGGCATTGGCGTAGAGCTCGCCGAGTAGGTTCTCGTCCGCGAAGTTCTTGTCGTAACCGATGGCCTCTAGCGACGCCTGATAGATGCGACGCCCGAGTGGCTCACCGGGATGTGCTCCGTGCCCGAAGGGCGCGAAGCGCGTGAACTTCTTCATCCGAGTTCGACGATGAAAGGCAAGTCAGCGGCCGCGTTCGACATGTTCACCACGCGCACGCGCACGCCGTTTGAGATGAGCTCCGCGACGGCGACGCCAGGGGTCGTGCCCGTGACGTTGGCTTTCGGATCGTTGAGCGACGGCGGGAAGCTGTTGGCGGGCCAAACCAGTGACACGTCACCCGTTCCGTTGGGCACCGGAACAATCGTTACCGGACTCGTGCGGGGCTGCGTTGAGCTGAAGACGTTGGGGGTGCCGCTCGAGAAATGCACCGTGACCTTCAGGGTCGCACCCATGCGCGCGAGCTTCTCGACGACGCCGCACATCTCGTTGCAACCGTCAGCGGGCCACTCGTGGATGGGGTCGACGGGCTCACCGGGAAAGTCCTGGTACTGGTCGGACCCGAGATCATCGATTGACGGCCGATGCGGCGCGATGTTGTTGGGCGCGTCGCCGTCGTAGCAGAGGTATGAGATCGGCATTACGTCTTCGGGTGAACAACGAGGTCGCCAAGCGCTACGACGTAGGCGGCTACCCCTGGGGCTCCGTTGGGGGCCGTGGCGCCCGCTCCAAGCACGACCGAGTGATCGAATACTTGCGGTACCCGCGAGGTCGAGACGGCTGCTTCGAGCGCGTCTTCCGTCAGCCTGTAGGGCCAGTTCGCAGGCGCGAATGGCGTTCGCTTGCGGCGGTTACCGTCGAGCGGGTTGATGGCGATGAGTTCGCCGGGGCCCAGCTGATCGAACACACCGAGCACGCTGTCGGCGACGGCCTGCAGGGAGTCGGACCACGGAGAGATGCGTTGACCAACGAACGGGACATAGTTCTCGTCGGAGACGCGATTGGTCGTGTCGATCGTGATGTCCCAGGGGCCCGATCCCGACACCGACAGAATGCGTTTCTGAACGAACGTGCTGGTGGTTTTATCGAACAGCGCGATGCGCTTGCCAGCGCTCGGGGCCGTTATCCCGGAGTACGAACCCGCGATCGCGCCGACCGAAAAGTTCAGCGCGTCGGTCGCGCTCTTGACAACGATCCCCTGGCTGCCCTCGTAGAACCGAGGCCACGGCGCCGCGCTTGCCCAGCCGCCTCCGCCTGCCTGCCAGTCGATCTTGTACGCGACCGTGACGGGGTAGTCGACCCACGCGGTCATCAGCACTGAGTCGTCGGCGCCGAATGCGTATTCGAGACCCGCGCCAACCCGGCGGAGCTGCTGCCCGGTTGGCGCTCGAGATCCACCCCGACGCGTCGGGTAAACCGCGAACGTGACGCCCATGGTTCCAGCGCCCAGGATCGCGGGATAGGTGAACGCCTGTTGGACAGGAACACCAAGCTTGCGGGCTTCCGAGCGATAGTGCGCGTCATTCTCGGCTCCCGGCGGATTGGCGAGCTTGTCGAGGATGGCGGCCTGGTGCTCGGCAGGCGACGCGGCATCGCGTCCACCGGAGAGACCTTCGCCGTCCTGATCGACCACGATGGCGAGCGGCCCAATACCCGCGGGCGGGTTCTCCCATTGCAGACGTGTGCCCGCCGGTAGATTGGTCTCGCGTCCCGTGTCCCAGGAGCTGATCGCGACATACTCGCCGTCGAAGTAGCGACTGGTAACCTGCGAGACAAAGCGTGGGCCATTCGTCTGCCCCTTGACCGTGAGGAACGTGCCTTCTTGGATCTCTCCACCACCGACGCTCGCGCTGATCTTGACGAACCCGAGCGAGCCGGTTGCGGGCGAGGCCTCAACGCCTTCGATGTCGCCCCAGAACTCAATGTCAGTGCCGACCGCCGTGGACGGGAACGCCCCTTGGGTTACGCGCCGCGCTTGCGCGATGATCTGCAGCTGGATGTCGGCTTGGACGTTCGCCTGGATCCACGGCTCACCCCCCTCCGACACGTCAATCAACGGATTGGCGACGCGGCGGAATTGGAGGTATTGCTCGACGAGCTCGGCGCGCGTCGGGATTGCAAGTTCGGGCGGTAGCGTCATACCTCAACGGGCCTGCGCTGCGACGTCAGCAGGTTCGTGTAATCGACACGGATTAACGTCGCGTAGTTCTTCGCCTCGACGTCGATGGCGTGGATCTCGATCTCTTTGGAAGCAACACGAGGCGCCAGCAGTGCACCAATGTCGCTCGTCACTTTCGCGACATGGTTGGCGTTGATATACTTGTAGCGAAGCGCCGGGTTACCAACTGTCGAAGCCGATGGGATGGATCCGCGCACGAACATGAGCTGCTGGACAACCCACTGATCGACAGGATGATCCTCGACGTATTGACCGTCGATGTTGACGACGTACGCCTTTGCCGCTGGGTCGTAGCGCTTTGCCGCAATGGGCTTGAGCGCGTAGCGAGGCGGGATCTGTACGACGTCGAGGCCCGCGCGAGCTACGCCCGCGGGGTCAACGCCAACACCGTTGGCCATTTCAGTCTAGGAGGCAGCGCGGAACCGGTAACTTGGGACGGAACGGAATATCGATGAGCAGGAACGCGAGCAGGTCAGCAAGCGACGGCTCTTTGATCTCGATGGGCTTGAGCCCGAAGTTCAGATCGAAACCCTCCAGCTTGCGCGGTAGCCCAAAGCGCGGTCCCTTGGGCGGCTCAACGGAGAGGAACGCGAGCAGATCGGCTAGGGTGAACTCGTCGAGTTCGAACTCGGTCTCTACATTCAGGTTGATGTCGATCGAATCGAACGAGCGCAGCCGCTTGAAGCGCGGCGCTTTTAGGATCTTCGCCAGGAATGCGAGCAGGTCACCGAGATCGAACTCATGGATCGCCGTCAGCGCGAATGAGCAGTTCGACACGCTAGACCACGTTCACGTAACAGAAGTCTTCGATGACATCGACCGTGTTGGCCGGGATGGCGTTGCCGCGGCATCCGTTCCAAATCTGTAAACCTGGAACAACGAACCCGGGGTAGAAGCCTTGTGCCACGAATGTGGTACCGATTGCGCCCGTGAGGAACAACTCGGTCATGGCCTTCGGGATCGTTTGCCCGACGAAGCGGATTCCGACCCAAACGGTCAGGTTCGGGTTCGCGACCTTGAGCTTGGCGTACCAGCGGTAATGAAACGTCGCCTTGCGGATGTCGCTGCCCAGGTAGTTGATCGGCCCCGTATCGGTCGCGCCGATCGAGAACAGCGACGTCGCCCACTGGTTACCGCGCTGGGCGACCGGAGCATCCAGCGACGACATGGTGTCGGCGCTGATCGCGGTCGTCTGCGTGAACTTTGGGTTCGGGATGGCCCCCGAGAAGCTCGTGGGGATGATCGCGAAGCCGGCGAACTGCTGGTCTACGATTAACGTTCTGTCGGCAGAGAGATCGCCGCCGCCAGAGAGACCGAAGCCGCTGATGATTTGGCGGGACTGCTGGACGTATGTGGGTAACGCCCCAGCGCTTTGGTTCTGCGGCCTCGTTGGTCGACGCCCAGGAGGAGGAAGTCCTCCCGTCAAGAACCCCTCGTTACATTCGTTTGGGCAACTGCTGCAGCGTCCGCTGCCAGCGGCACGTTCGTCCCCAACAAGGTGGCTATATCTGCGAGCGACGCTGCGAGCACAGGGGCCGTTGGCGCGACCTGCAGCTTGGCTAGCGAGACCTGAATCTGTGTCAGGCAAGCCAGGACATTGGTCGCAAACGTCGCAAACTCCGGCCCCTTCGTCAGCGTAACGCCGCCGGGAGTGGACAGCCCGCCCATCTGCGTGATCGGGCCCTTCAAGACGATCCCGTCGTCGCTGACTTGGATGTAGTTCGTGCCGTTCGGACACTTCAGCACGATCGAGCCATCGAACATGCTGATGAGCGACCCGTCGGGATGACGGAACTCGATGACGTTTTCTCCGCCGCCGTCGACTCCGAGCGTGACGGCTAGGACGCTGTCTTTCCCGCCGTCCTTCGCGGGTCGGTAGAACTGCCAGGTCCCATCATCGCCAGAGATGAACGCGAACGACGCCTTCCAGTTCTTTGGGTCGTCCGCCGGGTGAAACCCCGCGTACTGCATGGCGCTGCCCTTCGGAGGCAGCGGGATCAGTCCGATGAATCGCGGGTCGTAACCGAGCTGCCCGATGTACGTCGAGCCATCGGAGGCGACGAGCAACGTGCACCACGCGTCCCCAACGCCGTTGTTCCCAGGCGCCGGGTCATGCGGGCGCGCGTACGTGCCGTACTGGTGCTGACAATAGAACGGGGCCGAGCCTTCACCGCCGTACGCGTTCTCTTGAACGAGCGGGTGACCGTCTTCGTCGCGACCACTCCACGTTACCGCCGAGACGTCCCACCGGAGACCTTGGAACGCAACCACTACTTCTTCCTCGTGTAGATTTGGCTGGTCTGTTGGTTAACGCCGTGCAGCTCCGACCGCAGATCCGCCATGCTGGCAAAAGGATCTTTGTTCGACGGGTGCTTCCAGTTCTTGTCCAAGCCCGGAGCCGGCCCGAACAAGTCCGTGCCTATGCCTGGGATGAACACCCCGTCGCGCCGCTGAACGTTGATACCGACCGGCTTCAACTTCTCACCCGTAGCCTTCTTGCTCGATGCCGCGACTTCGTTCTGAAAGAACACATCCTCGAGCCTGAGGACTTGGATCTCTGTGCGCGTCTCGTTGCCTTGACCCGTCAGCGTAACGCCCTCGACGTAGAGGGGGCCGTAGACGCCGAGGTCATCGTCCTGCACGTCCAGCACGGTGTCGGGCATGACCGTGATGTCGGCGTTGGCATTGATCTCGGGGAGCGAGTGGCCTTTGATCGTGTAGCTGAGGCGCCATCCCGCGCGGCGCTCTTCAGCGATCTCGCGACGAGCCAGGTTCTGTGCCTGCTCCTTCGACTTGCATTCCTTGTCGCGGATCGACTTGACGAGCGTTATCTTGCCGCCGTTCGCTCGATCTGCTTCCAGTGGGTTCAGGTACGCAACCATCTCGTCGTCGACGAAGTGGCCGTCGAAGCTGTCGCTTCCGTCTTTGCCGGCGCTGCTCGCGCCGTAGACGCGGCACTCTGAATGCCGCTGCGTCGTGTCGTTGTCGAACGAGTGTTCTTCGATGTTGGCAAACTCGTCGGTGCGGACCAGGCGATAGAGCGCCGACTGCGTGACGTTCGGGCTTGCGAGCACGAGCGTGCCGTCTGAGCCGCACCAGAGGAACAGGCCAACGCGTCGCAGTTGCTTGACGACGAAGTCCCACCAGCGCTCGCCGACCTCGGCGCGAACTGAGTTGCGGACCTTGCGGGATGCCCGCTTGTCACTGGGTCCAATGTCTTCCTCGACGAACTCGACGTCGTCCTTGGCGAGCTCTTCGCCCGAGTGGCTGCCTGTGATGGCTTTGCGGTTGGCCGCGTTGTTGAGACTGAAGAGCAGGAACTCTTCGACGCCGAAGCGCTCGGCCATGGCGTTGAGTCCGGACTTCTCGATCGCCATCTCGACGAGCTGGCGGTACGTCACCTCGGTGAACGACAGCTTCTTGTCGAGCTCGGTGTCGACGAGTTTTTGCAGGGGATCGCGTCCGCTCAGCACGATCTCCGTCTTGCTGTGCGACGTGGCTTGCCTGAAGCCGTCGGTCAGTCCGATCTGGATGCAGCGACCGTTGAGGAAGACCTCGTACTTGGTCTTCGGAGGGAAGCGCTCAGCGAGCGCACGGAACTTGTAGGGTCGGCCAATCGTGCAGGTGAACGATCCGGGCTGCTCGAAGATGCCGAGGCGTACCGAGTAGCTCGTGATGTCGATGACCTCTTCGCCGCCCAAGCGAATCGAGAGAACCTCGTCCACTACGCCGCCTCTTGCAGGTACGTCACGCTCGTCCCCGCTGGGATCGCCATCGCGTCAGGGAAGTCGTTGAGCCCAAGGAGATCCCGCGCGCGCGTCGTGTCGCCGTAGATCGCGTACGAGACTTGCGAGACCGAACTCGTGCGCGTGACCCGGTAGGTGCGAATCTCCGTGCCGGCGGGCTTATCGTTGGCGAGCTGCAGTGTCGCGGACCACAGGGCTTTCAGCGCGTACACGAACTCGAAGTTCATGGGGTCGTTGAGCCACGCGCCGCGGTCCGCTTCTTCGAGCAGGTTCGTCAGAGAATCGATCTTGCTGGCGAGCAGTTCACTCGCGAGGTTCAACTGATCGCGGATGCCCAGGATCGCGTTTGCGACGGCCGAGATTTGATCGAAGACGTCGAACGCCTTCTTCTTCTGCAGACCCTTCAGATCGACGGGCGCGAACGCGGGGTCGGGGTGATTGTCCGAGACGAACTTGGTCCACTTGGCGGTTGCGTCTGCAAAGCCCGCTTGCGTGGCTTGTGTGGTCGTTACCGGCAGGAAGCGGTTGCCGTCGTCCTCGAGGAACGAAAGCGAAACCTCAGCGCTCGTAGGGCGGCCACCGGGGAACTGTTGATCTTGGTCCCACTCGCTGATGCGGCAGAGCACGCGCCCGATGTCGGGCAGTGCGAGCGTGCCGACCTTGCGGGACTCGTACAGGGCTCGCAGTTGCGAGACCGTGTCGGGATAGAGGGCGGGTCGATAACGCGGGTCCGTCGTGAACGTCGCGTTTACCCGGAACGAGTAGAGTCCACGGCCATGATCTTCGATCTTGCCGCCTCGGATCCAACGGTACTCGTGGATCGAGATGCGGCCGTTCGAACTGATCGACAGGCGAGTCGCCGGTATGACCCAGTCGTCAAACGTGATGCCGGGGCCGGCTAGAACGAGGGCCATGAAGAGAACGCGCGCCGGTAACCCGGTGCCAGAATAGGTGCGCTGAGGTGCCGGAGGAGGAGAGCGCCACCGGCCGGCTCAGCGCGGATTATCGATTGCCGTTTCCGGCTTGGTCGGTGACGCCAGGGACACCGTTGGGCAGGTTGCGCAACACGTGAGTCAGCGCCTTGAGAGCTTCACCGTTCTCTGCCAGTTCCTTCGCATACGCCTCGGCGCGTACGCGGGCACCTTGGTCACCGCCGGCCGCCGCCTTCTCGTTCGTCTTGAGGCGCTCGTCGAGGAAGACCTGGCGATTGATGCGTGCCCCGAACTCGCCCGAGAGGGTCTCGCGGTCACCTGACTGCAGAATCTTGTTGATGCGCTCGTTCGCTTGGTTGTCCGCTTTTGCGCGGCGCTCTTCGGGGGTCATCTGCGGAGCCGAGTCGGGCATCAACAGACCCACTGTCGCGAGTGCCGCTGCGGTCCCGAGGCCCATGCCCAAGAACGGCACCTTCTTGGTTGCTGCGCCTCCCGGCGCAACCACTCCTCCCGGAGCCCCACCAGTTGCTAACTCAGCCAGCTTCTTGAGCAGCAGTTCATTGCTGCCCATGAACATGCGCTCAACGCCGGCTCGGAAGGCTGTTTCGAGACCCGCTTTCGCGATCGAGATTCCGATCGCGGCACCGATCGCTTCCTTGGGGTTTCTTACAACCCAGGTGGTCACCTCGCCGAGTGTGTGTCCCAGCTTCTTCAGCTCTGGGCTGACCTCTTTGAGCACTGGCAGGAAGTCGTGCAGGAAGTCGGTGGCAACCTCTTGGAACGTCGTGTTCAGGTCGTTAACCTGTGCCTCGTACCCATCAGCAACCTGAGCGATCTTTTCCTTGATCTCGTCCTCGCTCATCTGGGCCTTCTTCATCGAAGTCATGAAGTCGTCGATGGCTTTGAGTCCCGCTTCCTTGCCGGCGGCGCCACCGCCGGCCTTGTCGTAGGCGCCGCGGTAGATGTTGCCGATGCCGTTCGCCGCGCGGGCGCCCATGACGTTCGCGAAGATCTCTTTGAACTTGAGTGGGTCCCCCTGCGTGGAAACGAGTGCGTCTTTGATGAGCTCGATGGGATCGCGAACCTTGCCGCCGTCCGTGAACACTGACTTGCCGGTGATCTTCTTGAATGCTCGCGCACGCGCGCCCGTCTGAAACGTGTTCGCCAACCCCGCAACGGAAGTGGCGGCTTGCGCGGCAGAATCGGCGCCGCCGAACGATCGAGCTGCTTGCCCGATGGCACCAAGCGACTTGATTACATCGACCTTGTCGCCCGCGTACATGCCGGCGCTCGAAACGATGCGTGAGCCATACTTGGCGAGATCCTCGAGCTCGACGGCTCCTTCCTGCCCCTGGCGGGCGAACGTTCGCATCACGCCGGAGACCAACCTCTGGCGCTCGGCAGGGGCCACGCCATCATTCTTGAACTGATTGGCGAGCACGCCGGCCGTGTTAAACAACTGCCCCGCGTCCGACCCGGTCGCCACTGTGATGCGAGCGAGATCGTTCGTCGATGAGCGTGTGTCAGCGAGATCGCCAACAACCTTTTGGTATTGGCCTTGCCCCGCGAGGATATCCTCGGTCGTGATCGTGCCCTTGAGCGCGTGCGCTACCTTCATGGCGTCACGCTGAAGCTCCTCGGGCGCGATGAGCGTCCCATTTCGAGCGTCGCCTTTGATGTACCCTGAGTTCGAAAGCTTGATCGCCGCCGACTGATTCGCAATCGCCTGCTGCAGATATGTGGCAGGCGTCAGATCGAGTCCAATGCCGCGCCCAATCTCACTCGCGAAGCGCTTGCTCGCGTTGAGCCCGTGGCCGAAGCTGCGCGCCGCTTGCCACGACGTCATGCGCGCATAGCGCTGCATGGTTGCAACCTGCCGACGCTCTTCGCGGTCTCGCGCTCGACTCTCTTCGCCGAGTGACCGCATGCGAAGGTTGTGAACGAACCGCTCGGCCCGCTCCTTCTCGCGGGCGACGCGGCGCAGTTGCCGCTCTTCCTCGGTGTAGGTCTGACGAATGCGCTGCTGTTGCGCTTTGACGACACCGGCCGTCGCCTGGATTTCCTTGTTGTACGCCTGCAAACCCTTCATCGCGCGCGATGGATCCAGGAACCGGTTGAGGTCCTGACCGATGCGCGCGGCTTGGCGCCGGATACTTTCAAAGACGCGGTCGACGCTCGCCGTTTTGACGGCGCCGATCGTGATCTTGATTGCTTCGTCTGCCATGGGTTAACGAGTGCTAGCCGACCTTAACGAGCGATAACTGGCGACCATTCGCGCTACCGCCAGCGGGAGGCGTCGGCTTCTTCTTGGTCGCGTCCTTCATTCGCCGATTGAGCACCGAGCGCACAACCGGCTCTTGCGCAGTCGGCAGCTCCCTCCATGGCTTGCCTTTGCTGCCCCATTCGGCTGCGTCGCGCATCTCGCGATAGATATCGGAGACCGCCGCCTTGCCTGGATCCTTGGTTTCGGATGCCCATTTGCCGGTGGCAACCTCGACATCAGCAAGGTGCTTGATGTCTTTTTTGAGCTGATCGTAGCGACCCGCACTGATGCAGCCGCCAACGCCAAGCTCCGCAATCATCTGCCGACATGTGAGGACTGCTTGCCAAACCGCTACCTGCGAATCACGCAAGAGCGACATCTCAGCATGGATCGACGCCAGCGCCTGATCAGAGGCTGACTGGTGGCGCTTCATTCCAAAGTACTCAGCGAGCACCTTGGCGCACTCGCGCTGGTAGGCCACCAGCTTGTCTCGCAAGTCCTCACGCACCTTGCGCTCGTCGATGCCCGCGAGCCACATAGGCACCGAGTCAAGCGCAAGGCAGGCAGCGGAATAAGTTTTGCCATCCGGACCAGTTGTGTTGATCATCGACACAACTGCCCAGCGCTTCTTTCGAAGCTTTTGTAACTGGGAACTGAATGCCACTCCCAGGTTCTCGCAAACCCGTTTGACCGATACCCAAACCTGCTCACCTTCGCGAATCGCCTGGATCTCGTCGCTCTGAAACCGGATGACTTCGAAATTGGACATGACTGCCTTTCCGGGCGCGCCGTGCGCCCACGAGAATTGCCCGTTCGCCCCAGCCTTCGGAAAGGTTCGGCTGGAGCCCGCACGGAGCCGGCGGACGGTCTTGGAGAGAGGGCCCCGGGCGGCTCACGCGCGGAGGGGAAGGACACGGAACTCCTCCCGGGACCAAGGGGTTGCCTGGCGGACAGACGATGGTTAGGTTGCGGCCATGAGCCTGCTGCGCCGCCTAGGAGTCGCTCTCGTGCGGGCGCTCACTCCAGGCGCCTCCTACCGGGATCCCGGCCCCGTCAGGCTGCTGGTGCAGCGGCGAGACGCCCTGGCGCACCTGCAACGCCTCCACTTCGAGCACAAGCGCTACGATCCCGACGCCAGCGACTACAACGTGATCGAGCAGCGGGTCGACTGGCTGGAGACGAAGCAGCGGTTACTCGCCAACGGCTACCCCGTCACCGACATCCACCTGCCCGATCTCGAGGAATCGGCCGGGCAGGTCGAGCGCCGTGAGGCCGCCGTCGAAGTCGAGCGCCTGCTCAACTAGTCCGCAGGATCGAGAGCGTCTCGTTCAGGTAGCGACGCGCTTCCTCTTGGGGGCCCGTCGGCAACTCGGCGATCTCGCCCGCGCCAATGCGCTCGACCAGTTCAAGCAGGTCGTCCGCTTCAATGGGCAAATGCTGAGGTGAACGCTTGATCTCGTTCTTGACGAGTTCTTCGAACAGCCACCGTGTCCCCAGCTCCGTCAGCGCGTACCAGACCTGATGGTCGGGGGCCTGCAGGATGTCGCTCGCCTTGTTGACGTCGTTGGGGTCACAGAGGCCACGCGCCACGTAGAGACGCATGAGCGCGAGATTGTAGCATTCGAGCCAGTTGCCCGACTCAGTTGCGTCGCCGTCCGCGTACTCCTTGGCGCGACGTCGAATGTCGATGCGGTCCCGCGCCGAAATGAGACGAAGCCCCAGGAGCACGGGCTCGCTGGGGCGCGACTCCCAGGTCGAGGCGAACACGTCGGGGGGCGTTAACACGCAGCCCGGCGCCTCCCGCGGGAGAGACGATTGCTGTTCCGTGAGCTTCACGGTTTTGCAGGCATCAGAGTGGATTGGAAGAGGTCGGCGAGAAACGCCTTCTTGTCGTTATTGGCGCCCTTTACACAGGCGCTGAAGGTGTCGTTGGCGTGGAGCCAGCACTCGACTCGGAGGCGGAGGAACTCAGCCACGTCGCGATCGTCGAGCTGCGAAGCTGGGCGGCCAAAGAAGCCGTGAAGGCCACTAGCGTGCGCCGCCGCATACGCTCTAAAGGGCGGAGGTCGCCGCCACCCGCCTTCATGACCGTCGTGAGGAAAGTCTCACCCTTCAGGTCCTCGGGGCGGATCGCGTGCTCTTCTTCGAAGGCGCGGTAGGCCTCAAAGAGTAACGCCAGATTCTCTTGACCGATCGAGCGGTCATCGCGCAACTGCGCGGCGGTCGCCCACGGTTCGAAGGATCCGTCGGGGCCGTCGATGTCGAACGTACACGCCGCCACGGTCTCGACGTAGAGCTCGAGCTCGCAGATGGGATCGTCTTGGTCCCACACCTCCGAACCGAGCTCACGCGCCGCGCGCTTGGCGCGTTGGTAGACGCCAGCCGCTTCCGTGGCGCTCAGTAACCTGATGCCCACTTGGCTGGCCGTCGCGCTACCCGCGAGCGTGATGTCGATCGTGCGCGTCGGTATCGATGACGCTGCCGTGAGGGTCGCGAGCTTGGCCAAATCAGACGGCCGTGGGGACGCCCATGATGTCGAACTCGATCGCGAGGGTGAGATCACCGCTCGCCGACTCGGTCGTGACGTCCAGGGAATTGATGATGCAGTTGGCCTGCTCGGCCTTCGTGCCAATCGTCCCCATGATGACTTGCACGATCTCGTTGTTCTCCCACGCGGACCTGACGGTTGCGTAGAGGTCACGGCCGCGCACGACCAAACAGGTGGACGAGAGCGTTCCCGTTTTGGCCCCGACTTTCAAGACGGGTCCCGCAGACGTCTGCTCGATGGCGTTTCCGCTGTTGAGCTTGAGCGACGCCTGCTTCATGTCGCCCATCATGCGGGACTTCAGGTAAAGTGAAGCCGCAACGACTTTATCAGCCATTGGCTATCAGCTCGCGATCTGTCGGACTACCGACATGACAGAGTGGTTCTGCGCCGTGATCCGCGACGGGATGTTCACGACGATGCACTTGAGCGTCGCGTTGTACTCGGCGAGCACGGGGTTATCGTCGACGTAGGAGACGAGGTTCTGGGCCTCGAACTCCTTCAGGCGTGCAGTCTGGCGGGTTATCACTAGCTTGGGCGTGGACTTGCCGGGTGGTGGCAGATCGCCGCTTGGCGCATCGGGCCCGCAGTAGGGGTTGGCAACGCTGTGCTCGGTGAGCCACCAGTTGTCGAACTCTTCGCGGATGCGTTGCGGCGTAACGGCCGCGCCCGTGTCGAGGACGCTGTAGTCCGGGTAACCCGTCGCCGCGTCTTTGCAGCGCGTCGTGATTGACCTGCACACGCAAGCCGCGTTGCCGCGCGTGATGATGGGGGTGAGCCCACGATTGAGCGCGTCGTCCGTGACGGTAGTGCTCGGGCTAAACTCCTGCTTGAAGTGCGGGGGGATGCCGAGCAGCTGGACGTTGTCGTAGCGGGCGTTCGGATTGCCGAGGTCGGTTACGGGCGCCGCTTCCGTTACGGCGCGCAAGGCGCCCATGGCGGCCGCGAGCTTCGACGGGTGAACACGCCCATACATCCACACGCCTTGGCAGAAGACGTTATTGATGGTCGTGTCCGTGATGGTCGCGGAAGCACTCTCCGTGTCGGCAAACCCGAAGATCGGATTCTCGGTGCCAGCGCCAAACGCACCCGCCTTGGAGGTCGCTTGCGCGGCAATGTCGTCGACGTTCGCGGTCGAATTGTCCGCCCACGCGGTGTAGTCGTATTTCGTGCCGACGGTTGCCGCGAGGAGCGTTGCGAGAATCGACGCGTCCGTGCCGGCTCCGCCACTGAATGGCACCGCGCCCGTCGTGAGCGCCGTCCCGCCTGTCGCCACAACGGTGGCTCCTGCAGGTAAACGCCGCTTGTCCAGGTAGACGAAGTGGTCGTTGCCGCGGATGCCCTTGTTGTTGACGGTCAGAGTCAACACGCCCGACGAGTTCGTCGCGACGCAGAAGATGTTGTAGCGCGAGTTGATGTCGTTCTTGGCGAGCACGGCTGTCGTCGTGACGGTTCCGCCAACCAGGAACGGCACTTGGATGAGGTACTCATCGATCCAAACGTCGCAGGAACCCGCCTTCGTCCACGAACCGCCGATCGTGATCGTGATGGTCGCTTGCGTGCCCGCAGCATTCTCGGGGACCGCGCAGTACTTGGCGCTCAGACCCGGGCGTTTGCCCGCGATCTCGATCATGCCCGCGAGTTCTGAGCCCGCGCCCACGAGACCGATTGCCTCATCGACGCTGTTGATATCGTCGATGGCGTAATCGGTGAGTGCGCTTGCCGAGCTCTTGGATCCAACGAGCAGCAAGAAGCGCTGGCGATCACCGATGCCGCTCGAGCTCTGTGCGTAGAGCACTTCCGAGCGCGCAGCGGGCGTCTTGCTCGATCCCGTGACTCCGCCGGGTAGCAGTAGCATTAGGAGGCCTTCTCCGTGGGCTCAGCCACGGTCCAGTCGAGAGGGGTGAGTCCGCGAGATGCACGCTTGGCCGCGATGACGGCGGGCTCAGCGAGCCACCGCGCGACCGTTTCGAGCGCTTCGAAGTCGTCGGGCGTGCACTGGTAACCCGCGAGGTTTGCGGCAACGCCGTCACCGGGGAGCAGGTCGCCGCTTTGGAGCGCCTCGATGTAGACCTTGGTCTGCGGGACTTCGACGGGATCGGCTGAGGCGAACTTCAGACAGAAGTCCGGATCGTCCGCGCGAACACCCAGGAACTCCTTGATGTGGAGGCCCTTGGGTGAACGGAGCGAGTAATCGAAGTCGCCCTCTCGGGTGACAACGCCGTTGCGCACGACGTCGAGGACACGCGTTTCGACCGTATGGGCACCCACGTACTCGGTGAGCATCGGGTGAGCCACGCTCTTGTCCCAGCCGACCGTGCGCGCGGGATGCCCGAACTCGTCGAGTCCGTGCTTGGAGGCGTTCTTCTTGGCCACTGCCAACGGGTGAACGCCCCAGGGATTGGGGTAGACCTTCATGTTTTTCATTGCCAGGCGGATTGCGGCAAGCGGATGGCGAGCACGTAGTCGTTCGGGTCGTGCTCGATGCCGTCAGGCACGAGCGTTCCCGGAGCGTTCGCGACGTCCGCGTAGATCTTGTTAGGAGAGACGGGCGCGGGTTGAGCTGCGGGGTCGTAGACGACCTGCTGCTGCGCCGTTAACTTCCACTGGTAACCTTCGAACGGCGACGGGACACCTTCGAGTTGGATGGGCTGCTCGCCGCCTTGCCCGAGCTCCAGTTTCCAGAGGTCAGCAGCATCCTGCAGGGTAGGCCCGAGCGCGTCTTCGGTAGTCCACGGACTAAACGGCGTGTTGACCGCAAGTTCGATGGCCCCGTCGAGCGCGACCCAGAACTCTGCCCAGTTCTCCGCTTTGCCTGGACCCTGCGCGGGCGGCGGCATCCACAGGAGATTCAGCTCTCGCGTGCGTAGCGAGACGCCGGCAGCGATGCGCTCGACAGCCGTGGGTGCCGTGCGGTCAACCCAGAGGAAGAGACCAGGCAGCCATTGCGACTGAAACTTGTAGCGAAACGGGTTGAACGGAACGCGCGTCTTGCAGATGGGCTCACGCGGCGCGAGCGATGCCCACGCGGCTCCGCACTGCTGCTCGATCGTGAGAGCGAAACCCTCCAGGAGAGTTCCGATCCATGGTGCGCCAGCCGCGCCCTTGGATCTTGGCTCGAGCCCATCGGCACCGATGAGTGGCAGCGAAGTGCCGCCTAGTTTGTGCGCCATGGGTTAATTGGTGGACTCGCAGGGCATCGAAACCCTGGTCCGAGACTGGTTCAGAGAACGTCGTTCACAGGCTTGTCCGGGTGTGACCCGGCGACTTGCTCTTGCGAGCGTTGGGAGCTGGTTGCCCAGCGCCTCCACCAGAGTGTTCCTTGGCAACACACAAGCTAGTTGGGCAGGGTTCACACTCCACGCAGGGCTGCCCAGTCCCGCGTGGTATGGCTCAAGCCGCTACGGGCAGAGCAGTTGCGTTGTCATTCGCAATTGGGGTTGATGCGTTGTTCAGAGCGGAAGCATCGCCGCTCGCCTGCACGTTCTACTGTTCCTGGCCCCGTCGAAACCGATTCGAGCCCAAAACTCTTATGCCGCCGAGAATGAGACGATCTCAGCGTCGCCGTCTTCAATGACGACTGTCAGATCAGCTTCACCGCAGATGTCCTGCAGCATCGATTCGACGCGTAGGTGACCTTCGGGAGCGTTGACTTGGAAGAGACGCGAGACGTCGCCGAGCTTTCCTGGCTCAGCAATCAGCGCGTTCATGCGCGACGCCAGCTCCGTGGCGAACTCCAGATCGGTCATGGGCTCTTCCACACGTCCTTCGAAATCTTGCGGATGCGCAGTCGCAGGGCTCGTTCGAGCTCGCGTCCCGCCTCGTGCCCCGCGGGTCGCATGAATGCGAATCCGGGAGTACCGGGGTGCCGGACCATCTTGGCGAACACGGCTCGGCCTCCGACGTACCAGCGAAGGGCAACGCGGTGGGTTCCAATGTCGTCAATGGCGCGCCGTGATTGTCCGCGCTTGAGGGGACCGACGAACCCGTGGCCTTCCTTGGGGCGGATGATGTGGGGCCGCGTTGGGTACTCGACGTATCGGGCGTAAGGCGCGTCATTGCGCAGCTCAGCCGTCGCGCCATTGCGATCGCTCCGCACGCGTCGCGCGTAGAGCATCGCCTTCGACGTCAGCTTACCGGTGCGCCGCTTGTGCGGGTGGTGACTGCGCGCGTAGGTTGCCCCGCGCTCTGCAGACCGCAGTGTCTCCGTCGACATCGCGGTTTCGAGCTGGCGTGCGGTTCTCGCGACCAGCTTGTCGAACTCGCGGAGGTCAACGCCAGCGATGAACATTAGAAGGAGCCGAAACCGCAGCCCCAGACTCGAGGATTGGCTATGGATGCGACGAGTGTCGCCTGAGCGTTCTTTGGTGGCTCCGGTGCGCCATCGGTGTCGAGCCCCCGCTTGGCGAGCCGCAACTCTTTCAAGTCGCTGTCCGCTTGCTTCATGAGCGCGACCCAATCACGCTGCATGACCTCAGGGTAGCGCTGCGCCAACATGGCTACGGCCTGGTCGAGCGTGACGCGGACGAGTTCCTCGGGCATTTGCTCCGAGGCCATCGCCTTGATCTCGTCGACCGGGTAGTTGCCGCGGATGCCCCCCAAGACCTTCGAGCTCGCATCCTTCAGGATACGGCTGACGGCTTCAGGATCGGCTTCGCCGACGTTGTCGTCATCAAGCACACGCTGCACCGTGACCCTGCCGACGCGCGCTTCGAGTTGCGCTTGTTCGATCAGTGGATACGGCACAGCGTTTCTCAGACGAGCTTCAGGTATTCGCCGTTCGCGTTGATCGATTCGAACTGCTTACGGGTGAGCAAGATGCTCTCTCCGGGTCCGCAGTTGTCGACCCTGCCGAACTCGGTGACGACGCATTCGACAACGTCGTCGTCACTCGTTGGCTTCGCGGCTTTGGGCGCGGGCGCTTGAACCTCGACCTCGGGCACGGCTCGCGCGGTGCTCTCGGCGGGCTTGTCGCTCGGCTTGTTCGAGCCGGCCACGTCAGGCTCCCACGTTGGTCAATAGGTAGCCCGTGGGCGCCCCAACAACCTTGTCGATGTCCGAGCTGGTCGTTTGCACGACGTAACCGCCGGACACTCCGTTGAGCGGACGCAGATCGATCTTCGTCGAAGGACGCTTCCAGGTGAAGCGCGCGGCGAAACCGGCGTTGCGATTGCGCGTTGCCGTGCCCTTCATGACGCGGACGATGCCGAAGACGTCGCCCCACATGCGCGAGTAGGACGCGGACTGACCAATGTTCGCCGTGTCCTTCCAGGCCTTGCCGACCAACAGGTCATCGAGCCCGAACACGTTGGCGATCATCTTGGGCGTCACAAGCCCGTTCGCCTCTGGCCCGTAGCGGAAGATCGCCAACATGGTCGAATGCTTCGCCAGGATGTTGTAGACGTTGAGCGAGCAGAAACCGAGCACGCGCGACGGACCAGCGCCCTGCCAAATGGCGGCGCGCGCGGTTTGCACATCCGCGATGGGCGTGCCGCCCGTCGACCAACCCGTCGAGACGGCGGTCGTGTTGCCTGAGTAGTTGCCGGCCGTGGTGAGCAGCGTGACCTGGCGGGCTTCACGTTGGTACGCGAGGCCCTCCGCCGTGTTCTCGGTCGCGGCCACGAACTCGTCGAGTACCTCGTCCTGGTTCTCGATCGTCGAGAGCGGGACCGACTCCTTGTAGCCGTGGTCGACCGACAAGTAGCTTTGGGTCGTCAGCGAACGCGAGATCTTGTTCGCCTCACCCTCGACCGACAGGTTGTCGCTCGGGTATGCTGTGAAGTCGCGGCGACTCATCTCGTAGAATGAGTCGGCCTGTTTCTCGACCTTGACCTCGGGGATGAGTAGATCGCCGATGTATTCCTCGTTGGCGTACGCGATCGCCAAATTGCTGAGCGGGCGATTCACGTGCACCTGACCGGGCGTCATCGCCTTGATGGTCCGAGTGAACGCGGCGCGTGCAGCCTTGTGCTCTGGAGCGTCGCTGTTGAGCACGAGATCCATGGCCTGTCGCTCGCGCTGGTAGGTCGCGAGACGCGGACCACCTTGCAGGATCTTGAGCTCTTCCCAGCTCATGGGACGAACGTCGTTCTTGTCCATTGCTTGATTGTTCTTTCTTGAAAGAAGTGATGGCTACGGGATCACACCGCGCGCATCGCGTATCCGAGCATCAGCCCGACGCGATCACCGGCGACGCCCGTCTGCATGAAGATGCCGTACGTCGGCACAGCGGTGGTTCCGGGTTCGGCTGCGGTGCCCGCATTCGTAAACCCGTCGGCCACAAGCTTCGCTTTGGTGCCGCGCGTTGCGCCGCCGGTACCAACGAGCACTTCGACGACAGGGGCAAGGAGACCGACTTCGCAGTACTCACCAGCCGCCTTGGTTTCGAGAGCGACGCCAACGGCCAGATCGCTTGCCGCGCCCGCCGTTCCGATTTCATCGTCGGCGCCAGAAAGGAGTACCGCCATCCCGAAGGTGGAGGTTTGACCGGACGCTACCTTGTAGCGCTCACGAGTCAGATACGTGTCATTGACCAAAGCACGGGTTGCCATGTTCGTTTAGCCTTTTGAGTTGTCGGAAAAGGTTTACGCCGCGCGCTCAGGCCGCCGACTTCGCCTTGTTGATTGCAGCTTCGAGCGGATCGACTTCGTCGTCGGTGACGGCCGCGGCGGCAGTTGCGCTCGCACTTGCCGGCAGGTCTTTGACGACGCGATCCTTCAGCGACATCGCGGGACGCGACGCGATCATCTCGTTGAACAAGTCCTTGTCCTTCAACGCGAGCCGCGTGAAGCGATCGACTTCATCGGCGGTGATCTTGTCACCAACGAGGGCGTTGACCTCGGCCTTGACGACCTGTTCGTTCAGCGCCGTGATCTTGGTCTCGTGCGCCTTGATGGTCGCTCGAGCCTCGGCCAGCACCTTCTCGCCTTCGACCAGCTGATTTTTCAGTTCTGCGTTGGCGGTCTCGAGTGAGGTGGCCTTGTTGCTTGCACCCGTGGCCTTGTCGTTCGCTTCCTTGAGCTGATTGCTCAGCAGCGTGATCTGGGCCTCGAACGCGTCTTTTTCGGACTTGTCCATGTTGTTCGATTCTTTCGAAAGAGCCACGCGTTCTGCGGGCGGTTGTTTCGTTGCTTGATTGAGCGCCGCGGCCGTCGCGTTGGCGCTGCGCCATGCGGTGTTCAGTGCGCGCACGTAGTCGCTGGCCGTGTCTTCCGACTTGGCGGATCGCTTGCTGCGATTGCTCGCGCTGCCATCTGCTTCACCAGCGTCTTGCTCTTCGCGCAGGACCTTCTCGGCGAACCCTTCAGCGACAGCTTCGTCGGCTGAGAGCCACGTTTCCGCGTTCACCATCTCGGCGATGTGTTCGCGCTCGGCACCCGTGAACCGGGTGTAGAGATCGATCATCTGCGCGTTAACCTTGTCGAGGAAGTTGGCGGTGTCGCGGAAGTCCTCGGCGTTCCCGTACGCGAATGTCCACGGCTGGTGGATCATCCACATCGAGCCTTCGCCCATGTAGATCTCGTCGCACCCCATCAGAGCGATGGTCGCGGCGGATGCCGCATAGCCATCGACGTATCCAGTGACATTCGCCTTGTGCTGCCGAAGCAGGTTCGAGATGGCGACACCGGCGAACGCGTCGCCTCCCGGGCTATTCGTTCTGACGTTGATCTGTTTGGCGTTCGGGAACTCGGAGAGCTTGGCCGCGATCTCGCTGGCGCTAACGCCGAACCAATCGCTGATGACGTCGTAGATGCGAATCTCGATCGTCTCGCCTAACGTGTCCTCGGCGCGAACGCCCCAACCGTCGAACCCAAAACGCTCCTTGTCGGAGAGAAGGGTCTTCAGGTTAGGCTGCGGTTTGATCGCTTGAAGCGGCAGCGCTAGTGTCGTCTGCCGCATCCGCGGTGAGTGCGTCTTCTTCATCGATCGGTTTCCCGCCGCCCACCTGGTCGTAAATCCACGACCGTGACAGCGGCAGCGATGCCTTCCTGAAGTTCAGGACCGCGCGCGACAACATCTCGATGTCGACGGCGTCTTGCGTCTGAAGTTCGAGCGTCGGAGGGCGGACGCTTGATCCGTAGTTGTAGAGAACGATCGCGGCGACGAGCTGAGCGCTCAGTGTCTGCGAGTTGCGTGACGCATCGAGCTCGAGCTTCGCTTCGAACTTCTCGTTGCGCGTTTCGGTGGCGGCACGCGCGCCGTTCTCGCCCTCTTCGATGGCGTCGGCGCTTCCGAGCACGACCTTGAAGATGCCGCGCCCGATGTAGCTGTGAAGCTCTCGGTGCTGGCTCTTGCCCGAGCCATTGCCTGGTGCTGACGTGCCCGTTTGGATGTCTACGTCTTCGGAGTGAACGAGGACGTTTGAACTACTGAAGCGCTCGAGATCGGCGACGATCGCATCGATCTCTTCTTTGACCGCGCCCTTCTTGTAGATGCCCTTACGCCAGGGCTTCCACCCGATCTCAGCAAGAACGAGCCAGTCCTTGAGTGTCCAGTTGCGGAAAAGCGCGGCCCAGACGAGAACTCGAATGAGTCCTTCGCGGCACGCAACATCGCCGGTCATCCGCGGCTGGTGCTGGATGAACTTGCCGAGCGGATAGTCGGCAACGAGATCGATTGCCGCTTCCGGATTGATGGCGTCCTGTTGGACGAGTCGTCCGTCGCTCTGCCGAAAGCGGAAGCGCGAGTGAGCGATTGGCCAGATCTGGGTTGGCAGCAGGTAACCGCCCGACCAAGCCCAGCGCGTCTCCGCGGCAGCGAAGCCGAAGAAGTTGGCGCTCTGAAGGTGCGCGACGAGTCCGCTAATCGAAAGCGACCCGGGGCTAGAGCCTGCTAGGGCGTCGAGCTTCGTCAGTGCCGCGCGGACCAGCTCGGTGGCTTCGACTTCTTTGGGCGTCGCGTTCTCGGGTTCGCAGATGACGTACGGGAGACCCGACACGCCATCCTCGCGAGCCGCAAGCGCCGCCTGAAGATCGAAGTCCTTCTGTCGGCACTCGTTACCGAGCGCGACGAGTTCGTAGATGTCGCCGTGATCGGCTGCGCGAAGAATCGCGGAAACGCGTTGTGGTGTTAGATGACCACCGATGCGCGTGATCTGAAACGCGAGCGCCTCAGGATCAATCACTCGCTTGGTGATCGATTTCGGGCTTCGGTTTACACCTTGCTCGAGCTGACGCGGCTCAATTGCCGCTGCGCCGACGGTCTCACGCGGAGACCACAGCGAAGTAATGCGTTCCCAGATTCCCACACTTAGAAGCCTCGGGCGTTCGTGTCATCGCCCCAGCGCGAGGCGGGACGCGGTTGACGCGGCACCACTGCCGTCATCTGGTTACCGGCGCCGTAGATTGCGATGGCGAGCGCGTCACCCTTGTCGGGGCTGCGTCCGAGTCGCTTCTTAATTTGATCTTTGGGCTCGACCTTGCGGCGACCCTTCGTGTCGAACGAGTACTGCGGGGCCAGGATGTCGCCCTGCAACTCATCGTCCGGAGGTATCGAGCCGCCCTCTTTGAGCCACTCTCCGACACCGAATAGCGCCTCATCTCGGGCGTTGACGTATTGCGGATCCCTTGCAGCCGCCGAGCCGTTGAACTCGTGCACACGGACGAGTTGAATGTCCGGTCGCGTGTGCTCCTTGAGCATTACGCGAAGCTGGTCAACAACTCCGCCGCCGTAGCCGCCGCCGACGTCAACCGTGATGCACGCGGGCTCATCGACGCGCTTGTTCGCAACGATCACGTCAAGCGCCATGCCGGCGACTTGAATGCTATCGAAGCCAGAGCAAGCTCGAGCTTCGAGCGCTCGCGATCCGCGATTTGGCTGTGCTACGCTTTGGTCATCACCGAAGCGCGCGACGTCGAGTCCGAGGGATATAGGGCCATCCGGCGCACAGCTTGGCCATCGCTCGACCGCTTGCTCGACGAGCAGCAGCGCGACGACCGAATTGGCCGCTTGCGATGGCGGGCGACCAAGGACACGCACCTGGTAGCGCGGGTCATCGACGCCCCATTGCTTGCGGCGTTGCTCGCACCATTCTGGTGTTGCGAGCCCAGGGATCCATTCGCGTCCAACGATCCACAGGGGAGCGTCGACCGAACGGAGCCGGTGAAACTTCCAAACGCCTGTTTCATTCGGAGGCTCGCCCCGAATCTGCTGGCGCTCCGCTTCGAAGAACGTTCCCGATGTTTGCGTCGGGTTACCGTATAGAAGCTGGTGACCGCCGCCTGCCGTGTTGCCTTCGAACGCGGCGAAGAATGTCTCTTTGATGCCGCTCGCTTCGTCGGCAATGATCAGGATGTTGGCGCCGGAGAAACCGGCCGTTCCTTCCTGAGTGCCAGCTACGCGACCACGCAGCCAGTTGTGCGTTAGTGGCGACTGGATGCCGCGTCGCGGATCGAGCGGAAGCGACGGGAGTGGAAGCAGCCGAAGCGCTTCGAGAACCCATGGCTCAGTAGCGGACGGCTTTTCAGCGACCGCGCGGAGCACCTCTCTGAGTTCGTCCCAGAGGATGTCTTTGACCTGGTCCTCGGTCGTGCTCGTCAGAATGACGGGGGCACGCTCTCGAGTTTCACACCACCAAGTCCCAGTGCAAACTGCGCCGCGAGACTTGCCGGTCTTCTGTCCCGAGTGAACGCAGACGTGCGCGTAGCGCGCGACATCGAGCGCAATCTCGACTTGCTTGTCATGCAGACGAGTGCCGAGTCGCTCCCAAGCGTAGAGCCCGGGATCGTCGTGCCAGCGCGCGATCAGTTCTGCTGTCGCGTCAGTGCACTCGTTGCTCTTCAGACTCGCCAGCTTCGCTTTCGCTACTCTCCGCAGCGATTGCTGAAGCCAGTCGCTCGAAGTGTTCTGCTGGGAGGACACGCTGTGCGACGTTCAAAATGTGAGCGATGCCCTGGTCCACTGCTGTCACGACCATGGCCTGCGGAGCCTCGAGACCAAGCAGCTTGGCGCGCCTGGTGTCGAGCTTGACGAGGCGGTCAACGGCATCGAGGGTCGAATCGAATGGATCGATTGCTGCGCCGTTTTCGTCTTCCGGTAGACCGCGCCCACCAGCTTCGAGAGCCGGCATGATCGCCTCGGTTGCGACCTCGAGTCTTGCCAGGCTGATAGCCCGCTCGGCCCGGATGCTTGCATTGGCGAACTCTCGGGTACGGGCGAACACGGCTTCGATGTCCCGCTGAACCGTTGCGACGCCAACACCGAGTTCTTGGGCGATTGCCCGCACCGACCTGGCCTTGAGCTTGAGCTCCGCAACTTTGACGCGACGCTGCTCGATCAGCAGCTCCTTCGCCTTCTGCTCGGGGGACTTCTTGGAGCGCTTGGGCTCCTGTTCCATGGGCATGACGTTCCGCAGGGGCGAATCCGAACCGCCGTCCCGCGCTTTGAGGGGATGGGTTGCTGGCTGAGCGGTTCTGGTGAACTGCAGCCCGTCGCGACCCTTACAGGTACTAGGCCAACTTTCTCACCCCAAACATGTCCAGACTTGTCCAAACGTGTCCACAATTCACTCTTTCAACACAAGGACCCATATGTGTTTGGCGTGGATACGGAGCTCCTCCAGAGTCGTGTAAACCTTGCCCCGTGGGCGCTTTCTCTGGTGCGCAATCCCGAGGTCTTCGAGCATGGTTCTGACCATCCGACGGTTCTCGTCAGGGTCACCCTCCATCTCGGCGCGGCGAACGATTTCGGCGCAGTCGATCTCCCCGAGGGCGGCGCGCGCTCGGGCCCTTTTTCGCCTCCCGTGCCTGATTTTCCGTTCTTCAGACACAGACTGGCAGTCTTGGGTCGCCATCAGTGCGCCTCCACGCGCGTCTCGAAACGGCGCCCACTGAAGTCCATTGGCTCCTCGACGGTCTCGATGTCGCCTACGAGTTCGGGCGTCTTCTCGACCAGGTCGATGACCTTCCGGCGCCGAGCTTCGAGGATTTCGTCGTAGGCGACGCCCCACGATTCGGTTGCGGCGCAAAGCAGCTCATGTGCGCTCTGCTCGCCTTTGATGAACTGCGAACGGCGCTCGTCCATTGCACGGAAGTTCTCGGTGAGCCGCTTGTACGTCTCGACGATACCTTTCTTCGCGCCGTGCTCCTGAGCCTTTGAGAGCAACAACTTCGTCGCCGACTTCCACGCGAGCGGCATGATCGACGTTAGACGATTGGCATGCTGACCCTCGCAGTGGTCGCCCTCTTCGCCGTGGTAGATGAGCAGGGCGAGTCTGTGGATCGGGTTCATTTGCCCAACCCGAATCATCACGCGTGTGCTTTGCGCCAGCGTCATGACGGCCGCGTCAGTGGGCTCACGCATCTCGACCCAGCCTCGAGTCACACCCTGTCGCCCGACTGTGATCTCGTTCTCAGAAGTCCTGCCGCCGACCTCTCCGGAGCCGCTGCAGCGCTCACACTTCGACTTCTTGCAAAACTCCTCGTAGTCCCGCTCTTTGCCGAAAAGCGCCTCGAACGTCTCCTTGCGCTCCTCCCAAGCCAGCATCTTCTCGCGATCGAGACCTGTGCCGCGGCACCGTCTACAGGAACGACGCATCACGCTCACACGCATGCCGACCTCGTTCTTGTCCCAGTCCCAGACGGAGTGATCGGCGAACAATGCAGCTCGTTCCAGAACTGCGCCGATTGGGGATTTGTCGCCCAGCGTCACCGGGCTGCGGAACAACGCTGTCAACAGGTGCTGCCCGCGCGCGAGTGGCGGGGGCGGGGTCTCGTACTTCTTCTCGGCCTTGGGCGGATTTGCAGTCTGGGTCGTTTGCATGTAAACCTCCTGGTGCAGGGCCTGGAGGCTTGGTCGGGAAACTGGCTAGGCCACGGTCTTCACCAGTGCGATCCCGCGCAACTCCGTTCAGGAGCGACACGTGGCACAATCTTCTTCGGGAAGCTCACGACGTGGAGCTCCATCTCAGTGATGGCGCTTCCGAGCCATGATATCGACGTGCCAATTGCACCAAAGGCCCCGAAGCGACACGTCACCTCGACGGCGCTCCGAACTCTCTGGGCACCCACCAGCCTCTCCCCGTCTTCGATCTGCCCGCTCAAGGTGAACTCAGCCGACTCCGCCGTCTGCTCCCAAAACGGGCGTTCATAGCAGTACACCATGCGTCGCCCATCGTCCCAACGGAGCCGCATCTGACACGGGAATCGCTCACCCGTGCCACTGACACGCACGATGCAATCGATGATTTGGTTGAAAATCAGCATGCGTTCTCCGACTATGACTCAACTCGAACGAGTTTGCCGTAAACCTTCGTTGTCCACCCGTTCGTGAATCCACGATTATTGCGAATCTGGAAGTGGCGGAATGTTCGCGATCCGTTCCCGACATCGCGCGTGGCAGCCACGGCGTGCAGGTACTGCTTACCACCAACCTCGCACAGCACGACGTCTCCGACGTTAACATCGTAGGGCTCGATCGGAGCAACCGTGCAGAGTTGCCCAGACTTGATGATCGGCTCCATCGAACTACCTCGGGGGCGAAACGAAACGGTCTCGCCGCAACTCAGTTCGGTGATGTAGCGCGAGGCCCAGTCACCAGGTGAGGAGTTCGCTGGACCCAGCAGGTTGCGGCGGTAGTTCACAATGCCTCCAGTTCAGCGAGCTGCTGCTTCAGTTGCTCAATGCGCGCCTGACGCTCTCTCTCGAATTCGGACGTGTCGACCGACGCACCCAGCATCTTGGCAAACCGAATCGCTTCGCCCGGAGGACTGAAGCGAATCACGAACTTCGGCGATCCGTCGCACTGATCGACGACGAGCGCGCCCTCGCGATCCAGTGAGAACTTTGCGTTCATGAGCGGCCACCGTTGCGGTTGCCACTGGGTGCCTTCGTTGCGACAGGCACGCCGCCCGAATAGGTTCCGTGATCCCAGATTAGCCGACGCGCCCGATCCGCCTCATTCGCGAGTTCGCCCTTGTCTAACAATGCGAGCTTCTCAACGATCGCATCGAACGTGCTCTTGGGGCACATTCCAGTGAACCGCGGTTCTTCACGTGTTCCGCGGTACAGGTAAACAGTGCCGCTGCCCCCAGGGACAGCCGCCGCTCCCGTCACTGCCGTCTCAACGGTCAGACCATCGGCGTTATCATCACCCCAGGGGGCTACGTGCCATTCGCGGGTCACGGCGCGTCTCCTGCTTGGCCGACACTCCGAAGCTGTGGGACGAATAGTGGTGGCGGCTCCGGGTAAACCGCTGGAATCTCATTCGGCGGCGCGAGCATTCTCCAGTAGGTCGAATATGCGCCGGAGGCCGCGCGCACGAAGTCTTGGCGGTCGATCTCGCCGCTGTCCTTAGCGTTCTCTGTGAACCGATACGTCTTCCAAATTTGCGTGCTGTCGTATTGGTCACGCGTGAACGTCTGTATCCAATCGTCGATGCCCGGCATGCGGCATCCATGTTTGATTTCGATCCAACTTTCGTCGGCCGTTGATCTGAGCGCAGTTGCCACGTGTTGCAATTCAGCGCTTATCTTCGGTGCTTCAACCATCACTCGTCTCCTCAAAATCAAAGTCTCGCGGCACCATGACGAAACCGTCTCCGCGCTCCCGCGTTGGAACGAAGTGGCCGTTGATGAACTTGATATTCACGGGACGCATGCCCGCGTTGGCGGCTTTTAGCGCCGCAGCGCTTGGGTCATCGGGCTCAGCAACGATCTGTCCAGGAATCCCAAACTTCAGTTGCTGCGCCTCGTACATGGCAGCGCCGACGGCGCCGTGAATATGCAGGACATCAAGTGACGTTGGCTCAACCCTGCGCCCCTGGATGAACCACTGCTCACCAGCGATCGTTCCGTCGCGCCGGATCCGCAGCGCCATGCTCTCTCGTTTGCCCAACACCATCGCAAGGAAGGTGTCCTCATTCTGCTCGATGCATTCAAGGCGCCTGTCACCGGACAGATCGAACGAACCGAGCTGTTTCGTTAGCGCGGCAAGTCCAATAGGGAGCGATTCGCTGGTCTCACCCACGGGTCACCTCCACAATGTGCCCGCGCGCTCGCGCGGCAATCCACCGGGTAGCTCGCTCAAGATTCTCGTCTGCTTCGCCCTGCCTACTGAGCGCCATAACGATGCTGTTGCTCAGGTACGCAACCGCCTCATCCAGTGTCCTGTGTTGACCTCCGCCGCGATTCTCGTAGCTACCTTCAATTCGAACACGCGTCCAATATCGGCTGCTTGGCATGAACACTTCCGCGGTCAGTCCAAGCTCAAACTCGAACCGACCTATCGTCGCTCTGAGTGAACCAAAACGCTTGAACTCGACGCCGCAGATCTCGAGTGAGTCGGGTAGGGTTTGGTCGGTCATGGTGATTCCTGATGCGTTGGGCGAATCGTCGTCATGATGTGCAACGCAAGCGGTTTTCCGCCGGGCGAGTAATGCAACCCGAATGAGGTAATCCCAGGCACGTTCCTCTCGACGGCATCGCAGTGCTTCCGAAATTCCAGCTCGGATTGACCAGGTTGCCTCACCGACATGAGGTGGTAGCCACTGATGACCCACGTGACTGCGACTAGTTCACCGGGGGCAAAGTCGCTCATGATCCGATCTCCCGCGTGACGACACAAATGACATGCCTAACCGGAGCGATCGGCACCCGCGCGACTGGCACGCCATCCTCGTTGATGTGCGCAGGGTACTCCCAGGCGCGACCCGAGGCTGATGTGCCTTGCAGCACGAGGCCATCCTCCGTCTCGGCGAGGCGTAAGACCACTGGTTCGTCCTCAATAAATCCACTCCAAGCCTCACTCTTCAAATGCTCCGGAATCATCGATCGCTCTCCTTCGAAACTGCCTCAGCCTCAGCAAGCGCGTCACCGCGCAAGGTTCTCCACAGTTGGGTGATTGCAATGGGCGCCCGGTAAGCCAGTGCCGCTAGCGCGACACAGCCGAACACCAGCGCGGCCACTGGCCACACGATCGCTGCGCCATAGCGCGCGGACTTCTGGAGCGCGCTCGGGTTTGTTTCGCTATTCCAGAAACCAACGTAAAGACAGGCGACCGCGACCAACAAGACGTAGACAACAGTCATGTCGTTCCACGGGTAAACCGTGACCTCCACGATCTCAGGGCGACAGGATTTCATTGGAATGACCACCTTCGCGGCTGCGTCGCCTCAGTTGAGCACGACACGAACACGGTTCCGCAAGTCGCGCACACGAGCTTCGATGGGTGCGGCCCGGTGTCGAACCCGTGGAGTGTCACCTGCGCGGACGGCTGAACCAGAACAACGTCAGCGCTGTCCCAAGCGACGAGCGCGTCCTGCACGGCATCGACAGGGTTCGTGTTGACGGGCGCCGCTACAGCAGCCACGCATGCGCTGAAGAATCCGCGACGGTTCACAATCGCGCCCCTTCCGGTTCTTCACTCCGCTCCCAACCGGTCAGCGACTCCAACACCTCAGCGACGAACGGCTCTCCGCATTCCACGCAGCCCGACGGCTCGCGTCGGTGGCCCAAACCCTCGCGCGTCCCGCAGTACTTGCCTTGCCGCGGTTTCACCTCATGCGCCTTGTCCCATTCGTGTTTGCGGCAGCTGTCGCACCGGGCTTGCATGCGGCGACGGAGCAGCGAGTCGCTACGAGTGAACTCGACGCCGCAGTTGCAGCGCACATTCCAGAGTCGCGAGTCGTATGCGCTGCGACCCACGAGCGTGGAGCCGCGAAGCTCCAGACCAACGAACAGTTCGATCGTCGCGGGTCGCTCTTCCTTGTGGGCCAGTCGCCTGAGCGCCTGGTCACGACGCCGTCGCGAGCATTCGTCGCATTCGAGCACGCGCGCCGCCAGGATCGCGCGCTCACGGCGGTTGAACTCGATCTCGCACGCGCATTTGACTCGCCACATCGACGCGCTCTTGCGGAAGAGCAGGAGTGCGCCTTTGACGGTGGTGTTGGGGGTGAGGGTCATGCTGTCTCCGTTTCGGCGCTCGGCAGCTTCGCTAGTGCTGCAAACGCCTGCTCGACCGTCGTGGTCTTTGGATCCGTTCCGGTAATCCGACACACCTGCTCGATCAAACGGGCGTGCGCGTGGATGTAGATGGAGACGCGATCAGGCAGGAACGCACAATCGATGTCGACTTGCTGCATGGCCTGCACGACGCTCGTGAGCTGGGTGTGGAGTTCTTTGATCTCGCGTTTTGCGTCGGCGAGTTCCAGATAAACTGCAGCTGATTGCAAAACCTCAGGATCGTCGCTACTCAATCCGATCATCAGGTTACAAGGTGAACATAGTACCCCTCTCACCTCACCGGTCTTGTGGTCATGATCAACTGGCCAGGTTTTTGCTCCGTTTGACCTTGGTCTCTGCGTCCCGCAGATAGCGCAGCTACCTTCCTGGCTTTGCAGTAAGTCCGCAAACTCATCACTAGTGATCCCGTATTTGCGCCTCAGGATGTAATCCCTGTACTTCTGGCGATACTCGGGAGTGCTCCTCTCCGCTCGCCCACGGTCGCGAGCATTGGCGTTGCGTCGTACGCGCTGGCACTTGGTGCAGCTCCTGGCGTCGCTTCTCGGCGAGAGAAAGGCTGTCCCACACGCGCAAATGTATTCTCTTTTTACATTCGGTTTTCGTTTTACATGTCCAACAATAAACCGAACCGGTTCACCTTTTACAGTGCGATCTCTAGTGCTGGTCTTTCGCGCGAGCGGCGTCGGTTGCCCGCAACCACATAAACAAATCCCGTTATTCATACTGCCTCAGAATTGATCGTATATCTGGACCAACCCAGTCTTGAGGCTTCCTCAGCTTGCCCCGCTCGTCGACCCCCCCGCCCTTCTTGGCGAGATTGGATCTCGAGATCTCGTTTGCGACTGGCTGTCTCGGGATACCGTACGTCAACCTGGTTCCTTGATTGACGAAATCGATGTCGCCGAGCGCGTCGGCCACCTCGACGAGATCAATGTCAAACCCGGGGCCACCGAGCTGCCAGTTGATCCAAGACTCGACGTGTCGCTTGAGCGCGTTGCAGAGCGCGATGGGTGCGCCGTGCGCTTCAATGAGCTCGATGTACTCTTCGGTAACGAGTCGAAGCCGGAGCGCTGCTTCCTCTTTGGTCGGAGTCGTGAGCTTGTGGCGCACGGGGTAACCGAACGCGTTGTGGAACTCGGTCACCTGCAGGGTCAGATCGTTGGCGCGGCGGTCGTTCACCATGGCCGTGTTGGCGTTTTGCAGCGCGGTGCACTGCTCGGTCAGATGGGTGACGCGTGCGCCGAGTTTGGCGATGGTGTCGAGGAGGGCGGTGTTTTCGGATTGGAGTGTAACAGTGAGCCTTTTTAGCTCCAGGGCTTCCAGCGCGTCATCTGCATACAACTCCATCGTTGACTTGATTCGCTCGGGTTGCGTTGTGGCACTCACCTGAATGGGGTACCGGTCCTTGCACTCATCCGATCGGAAGATTCGCAGTCCACGCTCCGGGTTCCTCGCCCAGCTCAGTTCACCAACGGAGATCGCGCAGGTGGCTTGATCGAGGTGCGTGCCAAGTTTTGGGCAATTGATATTGCAGTTATCCCCGTTGAACAACGGCAGTCCGATGCGCGCTCCGACTGAACGGTGCGATGCGGCTTCGGGCTCGGCTTCGGGGATGAGGTTGAGGGTTGGTTCGGTCACTGGGTGCGCTCCTGCGGGTTACTCGCGAACTTGCGCGCGGCTTCGGGGTTGGAGGCGAGCCACCCGTCAAACGCGTATTGCGCGAGCTGCCGATCGGCGTAACCGCGGAGGGCCTCTGGGAACGGCGTGCGCGCTCGCTCCTCCTCGCTCATGCGCGGGTCGTGTGGGAAGAATTTGTTGACGTCGATCATGCAATCACCACCTTTCCAGGCTGCTTACCGCCCTCAAGAATCCAGCGCAGCGGGGCATGGCCGCCAAGTGTTGTTGCAAGCTCCACTGCGTTCCTTGCGCCAGCTGTGACGATAACCTCACGCCGTCCGTCATATCGACGTTGAAGAATTCGCAGCAGCGTCTTGCTAGAGGAAGCGACGTCATCGAGAACCAGTAGACGGCACATCTCCGACCGCAGCATCAGCTTGGATGCCGACTCGTCGCGCTCGGCCCCGCCCGCTGACGTGAGTTCGTCTGCGCGAACCCAGAAAATGCTGCGGGCCAGGGCAAACACGTCGCCCCCCTGATCGGCGGCATTGCGACAAAGGAGGGCAACGAGGCGAGCGACCGCTGAGGTCTTACCTGCTCCGGTTGGCCCGAGCAGCACCATTGGGGTTCCAGGTTGCCACTCCGCGATGGCCCGCTCGAACTTCGGACTGGTGGAGAACTTATGCATCCCACGCGGCACCCGCTCCCAGGTCGCCATGAGTTGCTCTTTACGCAGGGCCCGATCTCGATCCGCGTCGGCATCGTCTGAGATGACGCGTAGCCCATCGAGCGCTTGAGCGAATGCGTTCATGGTGCCCCCTGAAAGCGCCGCGCGCGGTCAGGGTGATCGAACGGCTTCGTGAAGTCTTCGACGTTGACGCTTGGGTCGTCGGGCTGGCGCTGGGGAGGCTTGCGGTTTCCGGCACGCGATGGGTTGGCGCGGTCGTCCTGCGCATCCTTCACGGCCCACTTGCGGTACGCCTGCCGCCACTGGGTTGGCGTTCGCTTTGAGCCATCGCCAGCGTAGTGGGCAACGAATCGCGCCAGGTAGCGCTCGTGGTTCCCTGCCGCGGGGGTCATATCCAGAACGGCAGCCCCGGGGTCCCAGCCTTCGACCAGCTCCGTCGGCTCATCAGGGTCGAGAGAACGAAGCTGGGTCCCCCCTGGACCCCCTCCCTGAACAACAACACTACCAACCGTACCGTGCCGTACCTTATGGGCCGCGGAATCCGCGCGCTGTCCACCTGTGTTTCCGCGCGGAATATCCTCCGGAGACCCTGAGGAATCCGGCCCGGAATCCTTCTTGCCTCGCTTGCGATCGCGGTCGCGCTTCCGTTTGGCCTCCACGTCCGCCTTCGACTCGTTCCAATCGAGGAAGTCATGAACCATGTATCCGCCGTCAGCTCGAATGAAGAGACCGGGGCCATTGGGTCGCAGGCGAGCCTCGCAGAGCTTCTCGGCGAGCTTCTTGGCTTTCGCCATAGGGATGGGCTCAGGTAGGCAGTCCGTGGCTAGCGCCGCCAGAGGAACGAAGCCGTCTGTCAGGTACTTGTTGCAGTAGACGACGGAGGCCACCCAAAGAGCCCAAGCTTCGTTGCCGGCCACTCGAGCCTTGGGGTGCGACGCCGAAGCGTCATCGAAGCGCGCCCAGGTCACAGGCCTTCCTTTCGCATCAACTCCAACAGCTCGATGATCTCTGCAACGCACCCATTCGCGTCCTTCCAGATCTCACTGCCCGTGAATCTCACTACAACGTGACCCTGAGCAACTATCTGGCGATCGCGCTTTCTATCACGCGACACTTGCTGCTTGGTTGCGGCGTGAAATTCATGCCCGTCGCATTCGACATAGAGAACCTTGGATGAGTTTTCTGGAAGCCAGAAAGCGAAGTCTGGCTTCAGTGGACCACTGTCAGTGTGAACTCTTGGTTGGGTTTTTACGACGAATCGCCAAGTCTCTTCTTTTGGCGTGTACTCCACCAAAGTGGTTTCATCTTCGGCATCTGAAAACTCCATTGATGGGGAGAAGTTAAGCAAACAGAGCGCGAGTGCGCGCTCTATAGGAGAACGGGTTCCAGTCAGAAGCGTCTGGCCGCGATAGACGAAGTCCGGAATCTCCGTGCCATTGATCATCAAAACGGCCAGGACAACTCGAAGCGGAGCGTTAGCCATTCGCTCGACGAATAACTCCGGAACCGGAACGTCATCTAGCTGAAGATTGCCGATTACCAGTTTGGCGCGGTCTTGTAGCGATAGCCTGAAAGTGTGTTGTCCGCGTTCCAGTTTCGGTTTCTCGTTGCTTCCCATTACGACACGCCTCCAACCTGTTCAGTTGCGCCGCCCGCCTCGCATGCACACCTTCGACGCGTGCCAAAGATCGCGCCAAGTAAACCCACAGGCAGCATTACGCCCACGAGGTACACAAGCACGATGGCGCCGCAGATCACGCCGCCGACCACCCCAATGGCAAGCCCGAGCGGCCATAGGATCGCCGATGCGAGCGCGCCTTTGGTCCCGAACATCAGCTCAGCGGCGCCAAGAAACACTCCAACGCTCAGCATCACCCAGGCGCTCAACAGACTCTCGATCACGCGACACCTCCCGCTCGAGCCCTTCGAAACAACCGCTCACCCGCGACAGCAATGGTAATCGCGTCGGCGACATGATCGTTCGGTGCCTCAAATCCAAGAAACCACTCTACCCACCGGCGAGTCGCCGCCTTGCGCGCCTTACGCTGCTCATCGTGGCTCACTCCGCGCCGTGCCCGGTAACCCATGACCGAGTTGACGAGCTGCGGCCTGGGGCTCACGACGGGGCAGGTGAACAGAAAATGCAGTCCGCCAGCGACATCGCGAACGCGCTCGGCGCTAGCCGAATTGATCCCGATCTTGCGCGCGCCCATGCGCCCCGGTTCTTGATCCTCGATCGCGACACAGGTGATTGTTACGCCGCTTGTGAACTCAAGGACACCATCGCGCAGGCGCTTGAGACGTTCACTGAACTTGAGCGCGTTCGTTGTCGTCAGCTTCAGTGTGTCAACGACGCGAGGCTTCCCGGTGCCAAAATTCAGGATAGCCAGCCCGAGCTCCGCGAGTCCCGGATCCACACCCAGCACCTGTCGCGAAACGCAGGTGAGCGCCGGTTTCTCCAGCACGATGCCTGTTTCGATCAGGGGCTCGTTCACGTCGGCTCCTTCCCAACCAACCGAATGCCCCGGCGCACGCCCTCGCACTTCTTGAGGCATGGCTCGCAGATGCAAGCGCTTACCTCATTGGAGCCGTTCCAGGGCTTGTGCACCGGGATCCAAAGCTCATTCTTGAGTTCACTGCACACATAGCAGCGGTTCGTGTGGCGGCGCGTCGCTGCTTTGCGCGGACGATATCGTCGCAGTTCACCTGTGAGCCCCATGTGCGTACAGAACCACTTACCGTTTTCCTGATGGGTGATGTAGCGAGTCCTGCCGCTCTGGTGATCAAGCCAGATGCGTTGCGCGCATGTCGCGTTTACAATCGCGTCGTAGGCAGCTCTGGCCTGTTCCGGAGTCAGGGCAACGTCGCCTACCATCACTGCACCACTGGCGGTCGCGCGGATACGCAGGCCACCGATCTCTCGCTCCGTATTCTCGCCGAGCCATCGCAATGACGGCGCTGACGCGTGGTCCAGTTGCGACCATTCTTTGACTTCCAACAACGTCACGCTTCCACCTCCACGCGCTTGAGCCCAAAGATCCCGAAGAACGCGTCGGCGGCATCGATGCCCATGACAGCACGCTCGCGCTTGTATGCGTTACCTGAGAGTCGGTAACCAGCCTCGCGCAGTTTCATCTCACGCAAGGAAGCTATTCCGGCGCGCCGCTTCTGTTGTCGACGATGGCGGCTCACTCGGTAGCCTCCAGCACCGAGACCGGCAGCATTGTCTCGATCTGTCCGACCGAGAACTCTCGGCTACCAACCTCGCGGCACGCCCAGGGTTGAGCCTTCGCGCCCATCTCGCGCAGTAACACCTCTAGTTTTGCCGTGTATTCGGACACGACCTCGCGCGCGAACATGTCGTGGTTGCCGTCAGGGTCGCACAGCTCCTCGTTGTCCTCGTCGATCCGCCGCAGACACTCGCCCATTACGAACTTGGCTAGTCGCGCGTAGTCCGTATCCAACTTCTCGCGCACATATGCCTTGACGGTCACGGGACAACGACTGCGCCAGTCGTCGGTGGATTCAACGAAGTCCTGAAGAGCTCCATCAACGTCCTCATGTTGGAGCGTCTCCGCGTTATCGCGCGCGTCGTAGTAGAGCGCGGTGTCGAACGGGTCGATGGTGTTCACTCGGCAGCCTCCGCGACACGCGCTTTCGATCCGCGCACCTTCTTCGGAGCCCAGTCCCAGTGCGTGATAAGCCCTGGGTGTTCCGGTAGGTTGTAGCTGTAGATGCACAGTGCCAGATCCTTTGGGAACGGATCCGTCGACCCCACGAATGTAATGCGCCCAATGCTGTAGACCGTTGCGAACGGTGTGACGTACGTGCGCCACCACTTCGTCCCAACGGCGAGTGGGCACAGCAATGCGATCTCGAGGTCGATCGACTTGTGAACCGTCGACTCAGCGCACTTGCGAACCCAGGGCAAGATAGGGTCAAACGGAGGATTGAGCCAACACAGCTGTTTCAGCTGCGTCCAATCCTGTTTGAGCGAGTCACGCTCTGGACCCCAGCTCAAGTCGTTGGCTTCATCGCCGACAACAACCGAGCTACCAGGGCTAGCTGCGAGATCGAAGAAGATCACCCCGAAACGACTCTCGACAGCATCAAGGAACGCGCGTGGTGTTCGCACGTCCTGCGCACTCTTGCCGCGCTTCATGGCGGCCCCACGCACACGCCGGAACTCCACGATCTCGGAGTCCGCCATCATGGGCGGATCGAAGTCGTCAGCGACGATGCACAGGGGCTTGCCTGACACCACCAACACGCGCACCGCATTCGCTTCAGTCATCTGGGTCCACTCCCATCGTGTTATTCATATCTTCGCGCCCGAGCAGCGCCCTCAACTCCCCACACACCCCGCACCAATCCCCCGTGCGCGACATCGTCTGGCAGATCGAGCACCGGGAAACGGCGACGGGTTTACGCTCCGACTTGGGCTCGCGGTCGATCAGATCGACGAGGTCTCGGGTGGCGTCGAGGGTCATGGTGATACCTTCTCGCTTGCCCGCGCGTGCGGCCCGCAGTAGTCCCTGTTGACGCCTTGGCTCACAGCGCACAAGGAACACAGGCAGCGGTCACAGGTCTCTGTTTTGCCGTTGCGGGTTACTGGATAGTCGCACCGCTTGGAAGCGGAGCGCCCACAGTGGGGAGTCTGACAGCGTTTCTGCTTCGAGCCCCTCGTGCAAACGAAGCCTGTGACACCGTTGCCGAGATTGAAAGGTTTGCAGGTCACGCGGCCTCCGGAATCCAAGGCGTTAGCTTGGGAGCGACATCGACGGCTGGCGGCTCATCACCCAGCGCCGTCAAGTCGTAGACGGGAATGCCGCAGGAGACCGCGTGCGTGGCCTCGATGCGCATACCCGGAGAAACACGGCCCCCGACGAGCACGAGGTAATCGCATCGCTCAACATGCGCGAGGTCACACGCGATTCCGAGCTCGCGGTTCTCCGGCGACTCGTCCCACACACCCGAGAGCACGATCCAGTCCGCGGATGGGGCACAGTTGAGCGCCTTGGCGAGCCAGCCGCACCAACGCATTGCGCGCATGCGATTCGCGTCTCGGTCGGCGCCAGCTCCTAGCGGGTGGGCGACGTAAACGATAGGGCGCTTCATGACCACCCCTGCAACGCTTCGCGCAGTTCAGCGACGTCCTGTCGCAGGTCATCAGCTCGTCCCAGTGTCTCGTAAGAGTTTCCACAGAAGTAAGCGGCACCAGCGCCAATGTATGTCACGACAAGCGACATCAGCGCTACGGCAGGCCAGCTGTCTGGTGCAGCATGTAACTCACGCAGCCCAAACAGGATGTTAACTAGTGCCAGGATCGCGAACACAACAGACGACGCTCGCTCAGCAATCGCGAGATGCACCCAACCTCTGGCGCTCTCTGTGCGCCACTCGATTCCATCACGCGCGATCTGGCGCATCGCCGGCGAGCGGACGCCTTCTGTCCACCATTTTCTCACCACGACAACCACCCCTCTCGAACGAGATACGCCAGTGACCCAATCGCGAGCGAGCAGGCCATCGCGATGACGGTCAGGAGTTCATGCGCGCGCGACCAGATGTCCGGCAGCATGGATAGGGTTTCGAGGATCATGCCGCCCCCTTGAGACTCGCGAGTGTCAACTTGTAGGGCTCAATCTCAACGGTAACGAGAACGCGTCCGCGGTAGCGCTGCCAGCCGTCAACCAAGTCCCATCCGATCTCGCCGCTGCGAACATCGCGACACCGCTGACCAATCAACGGGCGACCGCTCCAGCCGTCGTGTGCGGCCTCGACGTAGATGCGCTCGGCATGGCGATGGTTCTCCGCCGCCAGTTCGTTTGCCTCCTTGCGGATGCGGCGCCAATCAATGGGGTTCTCGTCGGTCGCTCGGAAGCGCCATCGGTGAACCTCGCAGCCGCCCGTAATGATCGTCTCGACGGTGTTGCTTGGGCCGATGTCAATCTTGAACCCAGAAGGGTTGATGCGCCCAGCATTGGGGCCGGCGTCAGTGGTCGCTCGATAGGTGTAAGTGATCTCGTTCGATGAGCGCGTTGGTAGTCCACCGATCACCCAGAAGGACAACGCCGTGAACGCGGCCGCAAACGCGCAGATGCGCCATTGGCTAGCGTCTCCGCCGCTATACCAGGCGTATGCGATAACCTGAAAGACTGCGCCGGAAAGCGCAAACAATGCTCTCACTATTGGGTTATTCTTCATCGTTCACTCCTCTCAGCTACCCCGCAGCACTGGCACATGGCGAATAGGTCGACGGTGCTCGATGTCGCTCCAAAGAATCCGAAGCTCCCGATGCGTCTCCGCGCGAAGCTTCGCCCAGTCAGGGATAACATCCCGCGCGCAACCGCGACCATCCTGCGCGGCGTACATGATCTCTAGTCCGTAGCGCGCGCACATGCCGAGCCGCTTGTCTGCAAGCGTCGCCGAGATGCGCAGGTTCTCAGGTTCGAGACCGAAGATCGCCTCCCATAATCCTGAATGGGGGTCATCGTGGAGCTGCCACCAACCCCGCGCTTTGCCGCCATCGCACCAGTAACCTTCGACACACCCGAGCTGGAACTCGGGATTCAGGCCGGTTTCGTGTCGCCCTTGGTTGAGCAGCCGCATGGCGCGCTCGGGGTTTCCGTGAGCGACATCGGCGATAGCGATCGAAGCGTCGGACGCGACTTGCTCTTGCCCTGGGATCTGTGGCCAAAGCGCCACGAACACGGCGAATACGATTTGAGTGAAAGTCAAAGTTGGTTCCTCTGGGTAAGAATTGCGCTGGACGCGGGGATAAGTGGCGGTACGCGTCGGCGTCTTGGGTTAACTCTATGGGCAAAGAGAGGGGCGTTGTCCGCTTCCGCGAGCGCCATCCGCGCAGCACTCACGGCGCGCCAGGACTCCTGCAGGTTGCGACGAGTGATCGCGAGAATGTTGGCCGCGTCCGCTGTGAGCACGGAGTTGGCCGGGAAAGGTGCACGCAAGGCATCAGGCGGGAGGTGGGGAGGGAGACCCGGGCCCCGCGTGCGTAAGTGGTGGAGGGTCATTACGCGGCCTCCCGAACTGCAGTGATGAGATCGCGCGCCACCGGAGGACACACGGCGTTTCCGAGCCCGCGAATGACGTTCGCTCGGGATAGCTCAGTGGGCCAGGTGTACGACTCCGGAAAACCCATGCCGCGTGCGAGCTCGCGAGTTGTGAGAGGGCGATAGCCGCGCTTGCGGTCAGCGAGGATCCACTGGTCCTTGGTCGTGATTGTTCGAATGGGTTCGTTGATGGGCACGCCGCGATGCCCGGTCGTGTGCTGCACGAGCGCGACGGGGTAGCGCGACAGCGCTGCTTCGATTCGCCCACGGCCACCAGGTGCCGCTTTGGCGACGGGACGCCAGCCTGTCGCGTCGGCATCGAGGCACGGGGCAAACGCTGGCTCAGTCGTCAGCGAAAGAGGCAGCTGAAGTGAGCGCCCGTTGCGAAGTCCAACGATGAACAGGCGCTCTCGGCGCTGCGGCACACCATGCGCGCTCGCCGTCAGGACGTGAGTCGAGAGCGTGTAACCGATGCGCTCCAAGGCCTCGCGCCAGGTCCCGTAGAGACGCCACTGCTGAAAGCTCGTGACGTTCTCGATGATGATCCCGCTGGGTTCACACGTGTCCGCGCAGTCGACGATCGCCCACGCGGTTGCGCGCATGGCGTCGTGGTAGGCGCGCCGCTTGGGCTGCGAAGCGGTGCTGTGACCCTGACACGATGGGCTGCCCAAAAGTAGATCGAAGCGCGGGAGCGCGGTCCAGTCGGCTTGTCGGAGATCTTGGCACGCGTGCTCGGTCTCTGGATGGTTGGCGGTGTGGACCTGGACAGCGAGGGGCGAATGGTTTGCGGCCCAGGCGACATGGACGCCGGCTTGGCGCGCCGCCTCGGTGAAGCCGCCGAAGCCCGCGAAGAGATCGACGGCGATCACGCGGCCCTCGATCGGTTGACGGCAACTGCGCGTGCGATTGAAACCAGAAACTCAGCGAACGCCGGCGGCGTCCTTCTGCGACCCGCGGCGGACAACTCAAGCAGATGCGTGTTGCGGTTGCGCGAATTCACGCAGTGAGTTGGAGTTCCGCCTCGCAACAACGTGACCGAGCTCGGTCGAACACCAACGACGTAGAGCCAAGTGGTCTTGCGGGCGCGATGCCCCCAGCTGACCTGGTCGACTTCAACCGCCCATCCGCCGAACTCGTCGGGTAAACCGCCGGGTAACGGCAGGTTGCAGCGATCCCAAAGCTTAGACGCTTGCGGGTGCTCCAGTACGCCGCCCCAGCGACGCACTTGCTCGACGGCGAGCGGCGCTAAATCCTTGGGCTGATGACGGCAGAAGAATCGCAGTCGCGACCATGGCCCACACGGCGGATGCGCGACGATTGGGTGTGGGCCTGCGTAACCACGCGCGTCACGCTGCTCATCCCAGCAGTCGACACCAGGGAGCTTTGGGTATGGCCCCAGCGCGTCCACGTAGAGGGCCGCGACGGTGATCATGTTACGTGCCCCCAAGTTTTTCCGCGCACGATGTCGTGAACGCTTGATGCGTTCAGGTCGACTTGGGCACCGATCTTGGCAAGGCTCAGCCCGTCAGCGCGCAGTCTGCGAATCAGCTTCACCTTCTCGGGATCAATCTTCGCGTTTGGGTGTTCAGAGCCTGTTTTGAACCGGTTGAAGTGCGCGCGACCGCGCATGCGCATGTCCGAGAGGTTGTCGGCTTGCGTTCCGAGCTCCAGATGATCAGGGCGGACACACGCGACGTTGTCGCAGCGATGGCGAATCACTTGACCGGGTGGGATATCGCCGCGCGCGAGCAGCCAACTCATTCGATGAGCAAGGAAACTGCGCTTCTTGATCGCGAACAGACCGTAGCTGAGCGCGCCGCCTCGACGCTTCGTGCGGTACCCCTGCCACTCCCAACATGCGTCACCCTCAGCCCACTTCACTAGGCTGGCGAAACGCTGAGCGGAAGCCGCTTCGATCCCGCGCGAAGCCCCCCCGCCGGCGAACAAATCGACGACGATCACGCGGCCACCTCCGAGCTGCCCTGAGCGACGCACGGGATCGCTGCGCGAACCTCAGCACAGTCCTGGAACCATTCACCCTGAACACGCCACTCAGCGAGGCGCTTGTGCAGGGCCAGCTCGTCACGCTTGGTACCTGGCATCGTGCGCAGAACCTCGACCGAACCGAAGCGCTTCTCGAGATCGCGCACCCGTTGCTTCAGGTTCGACGTGAACCCGATCTTGATGCACCATGTGCTCTCGGCACGGATGAAGTACACGACCGATTCGCGTGCGACGCAGACCTTAGGGCCAAGTCCGTTCCGATTCAGATGCGCGCGCAGCCAAGCGTCAGCATGCGGCGTGTAGATCGTGACCGCGCCTCCCGGAGCACGCTCACAGGGCATCGGATTATTCGCTTGCGTGAGCCAGCGCTTGACCGTGCCGAGCGAGAGTTTTCGCAGCTCAGCGTATCGGCGCGGAGTGACTCGCGCGGGCACAAGGCGAGACAGGGTGACGCGAGCGCGGTCCGCCAGCTGCGTCGTCTTCGTTCCGTCCTCAAGGACAACGTTGCGCCCGAAGTAGCCGCCCTTGGGCATCCACTTGCCAGCGCTGACTATGCGGCGCCCGTCCCGCATGACCATCTGCGCGGTGGGCTCGGTCACGACGCCACCACCTTCCGGGCGCGCGTCAAATCCCAGGGGCCAAAGATCTCACTACCCTGCTCCGCTGTCCGGATCGCCTTACGGAGCCAGGCGCGATCGTCACTGTTCCGATTTTGGAGCGATTTATCCGCTAAGCCTGCGTTGTCACTCTGCTTAGCTCCGGTTTCGTAAACCGTAGGTCTCCAGTTCGATTCTGGAAGTTGGCTCTCTTGTTTTTCCCTGAATTTGACGATAACTCGCTCCGAGTCACTGGAACGGCTCTGGAACGTTTTCTCCGCCGCCTTGAACGCCTTGTCGTCGAGCAGTTGGGCGTAGATCTCGGTCGTCGTCACAGACGCGTGCCCGAGTAGCGCGCGCACTTCCTCGAGTGACCACGTGTGATCCGTCTCTGACCACCAGCCTGCGAGCAGCGCGGTGGCCGTCGTGTGGCGAAGCCAGTGCCAGTTGCGGTACGGGATCTTGCACGCGCGGAACAACTCGACCCAGCCCTTCGGGTGCTTGTTCCAGCGGCGTTGCTCCCCGCGCCAACCCGGGAACAGCCACTCCGATTTCGCGAGAGCCGGGAACGCAGAGCGCAGTTCGCCTAGGAGCCGCAGCGCTTCATCTGTTGGCGGGAGACGCGGGACTTCGCGCCAGTCTCCGGACTTCGGCGATGCGTTCGCTTCACTGCGGCGAATCAGGATCCCTGACTCCGACACGTCCTCGCGCTTGACACCCCACTGCTCCGAAAGGCGGCATCCCGTGCCCAGGGCGAACAACACCGACGCAAGCAGGAGCTTGCGCTTCGCTTCATCCTGCTTTGCGTGTTCGCTCAGCTTCAGTCGCTTGGGCTCACGTAACTCACGGAGCAGCGCGTTCTGGTGCTCAGGGCGCAGCAACTTGGAGAGCAGCTCCGTCTTTGGAGTCTTCCCTGCCTTGCCTCGGATCTGGATGCCATCACACGGGTTGGCCGCCACAAGTTCACGCTCGACCGCGTAGGCAAATGCGTATCGCATCGAGTTTAGGCGATTGCGCTTCGTGCTCGGCGACACTGCGCGATCGATCCAATTCTTGATGTGGACGCGCGCCAGGTCGACGGCTCGGGTTGCGCCGAACTCTGCGATGATTGCGGTCCATATGCCGCGCTCACCACGGAGTGTCGATGGCTTCAGATCGCTGCGACGCAAACGCTCAGCTCTCACGAGCTCGACGAGGTGCCTTACAGTGAACTCGTCAGCCTTGACCTGCAGGGCAACGAGCGCGTCGGCGTACTCGCGCGCCCTCGCCTCGGTGAGGCCGCTCGCAACGGTCTGGAGTTTGCCCTCGATGCGAGTTCGCACGCGCCACTTGCCCGGCGCGTACTCCTCAATGTTACCACTTCCGTACTCGCGACTCATCGGATCCTCCGCAGGCCCGCGCTCACGGCGCGCAGCGCTTCTTCGCTGGGGGGTTGCGCCGGCGGGGTCAACTTGCGGCGCTTGCGCGGTTTCTGATGCCCTCGAACTCGAGCGAGTTCTTCGGCGCACGCCGAGATGGCAGCAGCGTGGCGAGCAATCTCGCTCGTAATCTCCTGTTCGCTTCGCTCACTCATGCGCGTGCCCTACAATGATAACCCGTTGGACTCAGTCTTGCACCTGTGACCAGCCGCCAGGTTCGTACTGGCGCTTGTATCCGACGCAAGGGTTGCCGGGCGGCAGAGCCGCATCGCGGTGCTCTGCCGGCAGGTCACCCTTCTCGTGACGCAACAGCGTCTCTTTCGCGATGTCGAGCATGAATGGCGCGCACCCACGCGTGTCCTCAGGCTCGACTCGAGCGAACATCTTCACGCCCTCGGCCCGCACGGTATGGGCATGGCCCGTAACTTCACCGTCTCCGAGAATGAACCTGCCGCGCACTGCCCTCACACTCTTCAATTTCGTCTTTGCCATGTCGATCACGCTTCCTGCTGGAACGCCAGCTTTGGGTTTTGGTTGCACCATTGAGGTGTCGGCCACGAAATGGTCTCGGGCGGCGCGTAGGTCAGCACAACGTCGCCGTGCCGAATCTGCTTGGCGTCAGCGACCGAGCTGACGGGGATCTGCCAACGTCGTGCCGCTTGGGCGGTTTTCAATTCAGGGTGAACGGGCTCCACGAAGTGTGGTTGCGAGCCGTCATGCAGCGCGGGCGAACGCATGCGCAGGAACCGCGGCTGCTCGTCCCCGAGCCGCGTTGCCGTGTCCAGCAACTGATAGTCGAGTCCCGTCTTCGGATCCTGCCACTCGTCGATCGTCACGAGGTCGCGCAGCGCGAGATACTTTTCCCAACCGAGCTTCTCGGCAAGGCATCGGTGTATCTCCGAGTTGCGCTCTGCATTCAGCTCCTCGCGGGTGAACGACTCCGGCTCCGTGATGACGCGCTTGTCGACGCGCACACCGTGCCAGACATAGATCTCGTAGCCATCACGGCAGCGCAGCGCCGGGCCATCGGAGCTGTGCAGGCGACCACGTTCGTCCATCGAGAAGCTCTCGTGCCGCTCGGAGCAGATAACGAATTCACCAAAGACGAAGAAGTGTGTGGGACCGCTGATCAGCTTGAGCCAGCGCTCTAGCTGTGCGTTCTGATCTGCAGTGAACTCCACACCGCAGACGTCGCGCACGGACGCGCAGTGCATCCACCAGCTGAACCAATGCGTTGACCAGCGGTTACCCCAGGCACGCCAGTGCAGATCGGCGAGTTGCCCTCGGAGTTGCCCTCGGAGTTGCCCGTCGAGTTGCCCTCGGAGTTGCCCGTCGAGTTGCCCTCGGAGTTGCCCG